GCGGGACTGTCACTCACAACCAGCTACTGCTATTCCGCCACCGAGCAGGATATCAATGGGAACATGGGGGCACCAGGAACAGGAACCATTACAACCCCGGTGGCATGGCCCGTCAACCCCGGAGCCCCGGCGGTGACGGTCAAGATACAGTAACGGCTTACTAATGGCGATTTCCTCTGTACCTACGGTCCACTTTATCCGCCACGCGGAGACGGCGATGAACACCGGGCAGAAACTTGTGCGAGGGCAGAGCGATCCGCCGCTCGATGCCCACGGCCAGCAGGAGGTTCAGAAGCTCGCCCAACAGTTCGCGGGCCAGCCTCTCCACTACATTATAACCTCGCCGCTGCAGCGTGCCTTGGCGACGGCCCAGGCGATAGCTCAGGCGACGGGGGCGAAGTTGATCGTGGCCCCGACGCTCCTCCCCTGGCACACGGGGATACACACGGGAAAATCTGAGACGGAGGCGCAACCCGACTTAATGCACGCGATGACCCACCCCGAGGAGCCCGTTGAAGGCGGCGCGCCCTATGGGGCTTATTACAAGCGCCGGTTGGCATTCACCCACGGGCTGCTCGATATGGTTAAACGTTATCCTCAATCGCAGATCGCCGTCGTCGATCACTCGCGGGGAATTGCCACGTTACCGTCGATCTTATCGAACGGCGAGGAGCCTATACGTTACGGATCGGCGGGATCGCCCCCACCGGGGTCCGTTACCAAAGTCGCGCTTGGTCCCAATGGGCGCTGGGCGATTCAGGACCAGACACCGCCGGGGCCGCCCGGGGGAGTGCCTAATGCCTAGTATGTCGTTTCCCGAGTTGGAGGGAATCCGTCAGCGTGATCCGCTCCTCGCCGAAGCGATGCAGAAACTCGTGAGCTTGGTAGCGCCGGCCGCCGTGAACACTTCAGGTAAGGGGAATCCCAATGGGGTGATCCGCGGTACGGTAAATACGATCTTCGTTCAAACCGACGATACCACGGGCGCGCCGCAGTGGGTTAAAACAGGACAAAGTGGAACAAACCTCGGGTGGGTTAAGCTATCAACGGCATCGAACCAACGGAGCAACGTAACACCCACATCCACGGCCTCCCCTCTGATTTTCGCGCTACCCGATACGCCGGTCGCCAATACGGTGCAGGTTTATATCGCCGGGGTGCGCGTCAGCGGCTACACGATCTCAGGAAAGAAGATCACCTTTATGGCCCCGCCCGTCGGCGCGATTCTCGTCGATTACGTGAAGGTCGCGGCACAATGATCCTACGCCCGTACCAACCCAGCGACGCCGATCAGATCCTCCAGATCGCCAAGGAACAAGGTTTGCCCGTGTACGTCCCCTTACCCGATCGTGATCCTTGCGTGATCTCCGCGCTCGTCGGTGTTGAGGGTGATCGTATCGTTCTGGCGATCATCGGGAGGTTAAGCGTCGAGGCGCATTGCGTGATCCGCCCCGACGAGCCCAACGGCGCCCGCAAGGTCAAGCGCGCCCAGGAGTCATCGGAGGGTTATATCCTCGCGGTATCGGAGCGTATGCAGCGTTTCGGTTTCCCCGCGGTAACCGACGCCCAAGCGTACGTTCCCGCCTGGATGACGAAGTTTCGGCGGGTTATGGAGCGTTTCTTAGGCTGGCTGCCAGAACCCGAGGGTTATGCGGTATACTATAAGCGGCTGGGCGCGGGGAGTGAGGAGGCTTCTGACGCCCGGAAGAGGAGCGTTACATGAGTCGAGCGGCCCAGAATCAGCTACAACAAATACAGTTGCAAGCGCTTCCCTTAAATCAGCAGCTTCAGCGTGGTACGAGCAATATCGAAGCGATAGCTCAGAATCTACCGAGCGATTTAACTCCCGCGCAGAAAGCCGCCGCTGTTGCTCAGCAAACATCGGGCGCGGCGGCGACGTTCGGCCAAGGGCGGCAGCGCTCACGTGATACCTTGGCGCGAACGGGATCGCTTGCAGGCGAGCAGGAAACCAATGCGAATTTAACGCGCGGCCAAGCAGAACAAAACGCCACAAACATGCAGAAGCTTCAGTCTTATTTTGCCAACGTACCCTTCCAGTTCGGCCAAGCAAAGGCGAATATTTTTGGCCAAGGTATGCAACCCACGGAATCAGCGCTCGGGGCAAATACCCAACTGCAAAGCTCATTGATTCCACAGGCATACGCTCCGGGGTTATTCAGCCAAGTCCTGAACGGTGTCGTTCAAGGCGTAGGTGGGGCGATACCCAAAGCAATGATGGGCGGGGCGGGCGGAGGGGGAGGCGGCCCCAATCCCTACATCGATATGAGCGGTATGGAACCCATCGCGGGCTAAGACGGAGGCTAATCTAATGGGTGGCGCACTACAGAACGTTCCCAACGACCAAGATATCTGGATGCAGCTTGCTCGATACGGTACACCCGGACCCGCGAGCCCGTTTAGCGCGGTTCCTCCGCCGGGTCAATCTCCAACTCCGGCGGTCGCCTCCGTACCCACTGCGAGTCCGTTCAATCCAAGTGACACGTATCTCAAAGCGTTGCAGACAGAACAAGCGAATGTTCCCCAAGAGGGACCGATTAGTACGAAGCGTCGATTACTTGGCGTGTTACTCGGCGGGTTAGCAGGAGGCTCGCAATATGGCAATCGCCAGCCGGGCGCGGCGCGGGAGGTTGGTAGTGAAGCGACCGATGCGTATCTCCACGGCCCCTACGAACGTGCTATGGCCGCGCACGATAAGCGTCTTGGTGAGCTAGGCCAACAGGAGCAAATTGAAGAGAAGCGTAACGTCTTCGGTATGGGGCAGCAACGGGAAACCGAAGAGCAGGCGTATCGGACGTCGCAGCTAGGGCTCGAAGGACAACGCGTAGGGTTCGAGAAGACCCGTGCGGAAGCGGAGGAGGCAAGAGCGCGGGCGGAAGAAGCGCGGGCAGAGCGGGAGATACCTGGGAAGATCCCGACGAAAGAACAAGCCGAGACTGATTTCCTACTCGGTAACCTACCCGTCGGCGTCTCCCCCGATGCTTTCCTATCGCGCGCCAAACTTCTACAGAGAGCTACGGCGCGCCCCGAGGCGTCGGGTACGAACTCCTTAATCTGGCTGAATACCGGCGGCGGCGTGCCTACGCCGATGGTCTGGAATAACAAGCTTGGGAGAATGGTCCCGGCGCGGGACGTTCCCCCCGGCGCCCAACCTATCGCCGAAGCCCGCACCGACGAAGCGAACGTCATGCAGCGTATGAACAGCGCTCGATCGGAGGTTGAGAAGTTTTTCAGTGAGAGTTACGCCGACCCCCTACACTTAACCGACGAAGAGAAGCAGAAGGTTGGGGCTATCTACGGTAAATATAACCTACAGGCAGACGCGCAAGGGAACGTCGCGCCGATAGCCCAGCAGCAGGCGGTTACGCCGGGGCAGGGTCAAGGCGGGCCGCCGCAAGCCGCTGGGCCGCAAATTACGCAATTCGCGCGTAACGCTCAAGGACAGCGTGTCGGCTGGAACGGGCAGCAATGGATACCCGTAGACGCGCAGGGGAATCCCGTAAAGTGATATGGGAAACACGTTTAATACTACGCCTCCTCCGCCCCCTCCTGGCTTCGCTTTAGAGCCTTCTGTGCAGCAGTTCGCCCCGCCTCCTCCACCCCCGGGTTTTACCCCGGAACCAGCGAAGCAGCGCGTGCAAATGGCCGATGGGACGGCGTACCACGTCGCGACGGATCAACCTCCCGCCGCAGCACCAGCTATCGGCCCCCGCGGTACGTCTTTCGTCGAGCGGCTTGAAGACGCCAAGAACAAACTTCTGTATGAAGGCGTTCCCTCGATAGGAATGCCGCCGTTGACATCGGGTGTGAGCCAGCGTACCGCCGAGGCAATGGGTTCGCCTGTACTCGGGCCTATCGAAACGGCAAGTGGCGTAACGCGTCTTCTCGGGTCGAAAGCTCCCACCGATATTCGTCCCTACCGCCAACGTGCGGCGCAAGGTGGAGCGGAGGTTCTAGGCGGGGCCTTCCAAACCGCGCAGATACCCCTTGCTGCAACGACACCTGCGTTCATCCCCGCTGTAACTGCTATGGCCCCTGTACAAGCGGCTGCTGAAAAAGCGACTTCTTATCTACCCGTATCTCCCGAAACTAAGCAACTTCTTAATATCGCTGCGCCTGTTGCCGCGTTTGGCGTAGGTATGAGGGCGGCGGAACCCGGCGCCTTTAGCGCGAAATATTGGGGTAAGGAGAAACCGGCTATCATCCCACCGGAAGAAATAACAAAGCTCGCACAGGGAGCCCCTACGCAAGCGCCAGCGCCAACCACAGCGACTCCGACGCCTCCCCCGCCACCTCAACCCCTCCCCGTCGATATGGCGCGCGTACGGGCCGAGAACGCGGCGTTAGAGCAGCGTCCGGCGAGGCAGGCGGCGGGGCAACTCGCGGATCAAACTATAGCAAACGCACCAGTTAAGCGCCCTACTACGCCCGAGGTTAAGTGGGATGATCAGGGACCTCCTACACAAGCACAGTTACCAGGGCCGGCGCCGCGTACGGATACGGGCGGGCCGCCTCTAACCGTACAAGGCCCACCCGCGCCGATATCCTTTACGCCGGATATGCGTGAACAACTCTCGCGGCAACTACAACTTAGTAATATGTTAGGGGAGGTGGAACGCGGGAAGGAGGCACAGGCTCCACAGCCCTCGCCATTTACAGTACGCGACTTGCGCCCCGTGCAACCTAAGCCCGGAGAGCTAGACTTTCTAGGAAGGAACGAACCACCTACGCCGACGCCAACACCACCCGTCGTACCTCCGCCGCCTCCCGCTGAGCCGACGCTTCTCCAGAAGTTCGCCAAGGGGGAGGAGGGGTACCTCGATACTGATCGCCTACGGGAGCTGGCGGCGAAGGGGGCGGATTTAATCGTACGCTTAGGAGCCGACCGTAAAGTCTGGACCGCTTCGATGGTTCAACAGTTCGGTGAAGGGATACGCCCACATTTAGATCGTCTGTATACGGCCGCTCTCCAACAGTCTACGGGGAGGCGCTTGGAGGAGGCCGTTGCCGCGCATCCCGATTACGCGACCTATAAATCTCCCACCGCCGTAACCGACCCCTCCCCGCACGGCTGGCTCCATACGAACGGCGAAGTCACGACTTTACCCTTTGATCGGACGCACAATAACGTCCACGAGGCATTTCCTCCCGACTTACATCAAGAAGCCGTACGTTCCAAGGGGCCGCTCGATTCACGGTTCTCCGACTACTTTATGGAGAAAACCGGCGCCGCACGTTTCCGAGTTACGCCGGGCCAGGGGTTAGACGTGTCATTCGATCCGCGCGCCCCGCGGGCGCTGGGCTTAATCGACTCATTAAAGCAAATGGCATCCAAGTATGGTAACGAAGGGATACGAATCGAGGATACGAAACGACCTAACAATAACCCGGTGAATATCGGCCCTGACTTCATCGAGCGTTTCGGACCGGAGAATGCGGCGTTGCGGGCGGCGAACGAAACGCGGCGGATGATTCTAGGAACGGAGCCGTCGGGTACGACGTTAGGTTCCGGCTTCGGTGCGTTACAACCTTTGTACGATAAGGTCGCTACTGGGGCAAAAGGGTTTAAGGATAGCCTCCTACCTGAGATTAGTGATCGCTGGCAGCATATCCGCGGGTACGATCCCGCGTTCGCCAACGCCGCCCGCGTATGGGCCAACGCTGTCCCGAACCTCGCGGAGAACGGCAAGGGGATAGCCGCGGATATCACGCGGGGGTTGTCGCCCGACCAAAGCCGCCTACTCTCGCTGTGGGCCGATAGCGAATCGCGCGAGAATCTACGTATCAACCACCCCGAGGAATATGCCCAAGCCCGGAGTGATCCGGCGATCCAGCAGGCGATGGTTAAGTACAAGCCTCACATGGATGCGATTACACAAATACGCGTGGCGAACGGCGGGGAAGTCCTACCCGACGATTATCTAATGCGCGTGTTCGATCAGCAGCCTTGGCTGCGGTCGCGTACTTCCATCGACGATTTTATAACGCGCCGCAACGAGCGCAACGTGGATCGCGTGGCGACGGCGGAGCAACATTACCAGATCGGCGATCACGATTTCGCCAAGGCGTTCACCAAGAAATACGTTACGGAGAATCTGATAAGCGCCAAGAATCGCCTCTTCGATACGTTCGCCAATAACATCGACGCCGATCAGCACCTTATCGCGCCCGGCGATCCGATGCCGCCGTTCATCGATTATAAAGGGAAGCGATTCTTTAGCCCGGAGACGATGCGCCAAGCGCGGGGATACGTGGACGCGCAAGGAACACACCCCGCCGATACGAAGCTCGCCCAGGCACTAGGAATCGATAAAACGGCGGAGGCGTACGGCGTATACGATCCCAACGCCGCACGGTCATTCGGCAAAGCCTCCCCGCAACTGCGCCCTGAGCTTAAGGAGAGTTCCGGTTACAGGTTAATCGGGCCGCGTTCCGTAGTAGATGTCCTTAATGGAATGGACGCGCGCGATCCGTATCGGATGGACCCGTTCGCGCGTTGGTATCGGTCACAGATTTTAGGTGTGGGCTTCCCCATCCATGTCGAGAATATCTTAAGGCGCGTGGGCCAGGAAGCGGGTGGCCCAATGTGGACCTTTAATCCTAAAGCCTGGACCACGATGTATCGTACGCTAATGAACCCCGAGTTAATGAAGCGTGCGCAAGACCCGCTCGATCCGGCAGCGATGGCGTTGCGTGAGCAGGGATCGTATCCCTCGTCGAATGCGAATATGGGCGCGATCCGCGACTACTGGGGAGGGAACGCGAATCCGGCGAATTGGCTCGTCAAAGCGAATCGCTTCGGCCATAAGATGCTATTCGATCCTAATTTTTTAGGGGGGCTCGGGGGAATCGACCAACGTGCGCGTATCGAGTTGCACGATATGCTTCTCGACCGCTACCCGGATAAGAACGCGACGCAGATCGCTTCGGCGGTCGATGACGTCCTCGCCCAGTACAACCAAACAAACTGGACCGACTTCAAGCGGCGGCTGGCCCCGTATCTCGTATTTCCGGGGTGGGACGCTTCCTCGATGCGTTACGTTCTCCAGCACCCGTTTAAGACCACCGTACCCTCGGCGTTGATGGTGCTCCTCGCGAACCAAGCCTCGTATCGACTGGGGCAAGCGACGCGCCAGGACGCCTACGACCCGTTTAACGTCCATATCGCGGGTAGGTCGATGGGGATGGGGCTGGTACGCGAGCCTTTGGGGAACGCGTTAGTACGGGCGCCGTATAACGCGCTTAGTGCCGCCGCCCAGGGGGAGAACGTCGCGGGGATCGAGTCGGCGGCGGCTCGCGGGCTACAGTCATCAGCGCGGCAAGCGGCGGGGATGTTACACCCGGCGATATCGGCGGTGACCGAACTGGGACTCGGGGCGAAGGATCTATTCGGGGGCGATATCGCGAATCGTGAATCGCGCGCTACGGGTGAAGCGTTACCGAACTTCGCCAAGGCGGTGGGCGCCCACGCTTTCCCGCTAACCTCGCGCTTTATGGACGAGGGCGGGGGGCTAGACTGGTTATCGGGGGTGGGATCGTCGCTCGGCGTACCGAATTACGCCGCTGGCCCCGATGTAGCGCTTAAACGTGAACTATCGCGGGCGTCCGGGGTAAAACAGGCGTTGGAGGACTTCGGTAAAACCGATCCTGCACGAGCGCGTGAGTTTAAGGCGGATAACGTTAACCGTTTATACCTACGCGCTTACCCGCAGTTACGTGATGCGGTAAAAGCGCTGGATGAAATTGACGATGCGAAGAAACGGGCGCAGACAACGCTCAAAGGCGAGACACTCGATACGCGTCTTAAGTTCCTCGACGTTAAACGGGACCGGGCGCTACAGAACGCCGCGAAGCTTACGGGCAGGTTATTCGATCTTAAGTCGCAGGGAGCATCTAAGCCCGCACCTGCTGTATCGCCCGTTTCGCCGAACGCGTTTCTGTCATCTCCCTCAATGTGAGGTTTACCCTTATGGCTCTCGATCCGGCGATCAGTATTGGCATTGGAATAGCAGCGACGTTAGTCAGCCAGCAGGCCTATCGGGTTATCGGGAGTTGGCTGGGGGTAGAGGGCGGGACAAACGGAAAAATCACGCTGGAACGCGTGCGGGCGCTTATTAAGGAGACGCATATGGAATTCGCGACATCGACAGGCCAGCGGGAGATTCTCACGTCGATAGAATCGGCGAAGGAGCGGGAGATCGCGGCGCTCATACGGATCGAAACGACGAACGCGCAGATTCGTGACGCGTGCATAGGGATAAAGAGTACGGCGGAGACGACGCTAAAGACACTGATTGATTTGCTGGCGCGGTGATAGGATAGGTCGGAGAATGGAAACGCGCTACGTTATCGTAAAGACGAAAGCGTGGTGCGTGGAGGAGCACCGCGAGCGTAACGTGATTCTAACCTATGAAGTTACGTCGCTACGTGCGGGTTGGGAGAGGTGGTTTTTGGTGAGGCAGGATTGGGCAAATTAGGGGACCTATATAGTTGACTTCCTCAACTTCAATTTACTGGCTATTCTTCCAAGCTGCGTATTCACCTGCGCGCTGTTGGGCGTCCGGTCCTGAGAAAATCACAACAAAACAATCCCCAGATGAGAGGTCCATCGCTTCTGCCCGATAGTCTTCCCGGAAATTGCGGTCTTGAACTACTTCATATTTCGATTTCATGCTCTTTTCCTTCCGAGGAAGTCAACTATATAAATCCCCAAATTAGCAACTTGGCCCGTCCCCCGGCATTGGGGGCAGGGAATCGCCTGATATTTCCCCGCTGTCCACTTCGCCCACTTGCCTGTACCGTTACAGCCGGGGCAGGTCATACACCCTCGCTACTTTTTATCGTCGGTAGTGGCCTTTTGGACTTCGGCGATAGTCGAATGTGTCGAGGAATCCTTCGCCACCATCAAACCCGCGCCCCCGGCCGCAATCGCCACCGCAACTAAAACCGACCGCCAGTCAACGGGTTGGTGATTGCCCCAGGCCTGGATCGCTGCCACGAAGGCAGGAACGCTTAACAGGAACGTTACGATCCCCGCCAACGTTGTCTTCCAATTTGCTAAGATCGCTTTCCACATATTGCCCCCTTACCGCGGTAGATGCAGACCACCGAACAGGTAGAGTAGAACGATGACGAGCAGAACGAAACCCAAGCCGCCGCCGCCCCAAGCTGGGCCGCCCCGGTAGTACCCGAACGTGGGAAGGCCGAACAACAGGATCAAAATAATAATCAAGAGAAGCATGGGTTATTTTCCTTTCTCTATTCTCGTTACGAGATCATCCAGAGTCAACCCTGTCTCGCCGGGGGCGACTACCGCCGCCAAGCGATTGATGGCCTGCTGGAGGTGGTCGCCGGTTTTCTCGATGCCCAACTCGGCCAGGCCGCTCTTGTGCTCGGACCACTTGATGGCTTCCCAGAAAAACTCTCCGGCTATCGTTTTGTCATCGGCATAAAAATGAGTCGCTTTGAACTTCTTCCACAGCCACTTGAAATACTGTTCGGTATTGATCGGATTGGGGCGAGGCCCGCTCATTTCTTCCCCTTAAACAGCCCCTTGAGCCAATAGTAAGGCGTGGTGACGATGATAATAATCGCCGCCACCACGCCCGATCCCGCTTCTTGTTGGTCAGCCATTGTGAACCTCACACGCGAACCGGCCCGATGTGATGGGCCAGTTTATGGTTAACGTGATCCTGTCCGGCTTTGATAGACACCGAGTCCAAACCGCTATCGGCGAGGGCGGCGGTGTAATCGGCCCGTAACTTACTCGCGAGCCCTTTGAGCTGATCGTCGAGATTCTTCGCCGGTACGTCGTTACCCACGATGTGAGCTTCCAGAGCGGCGGGTACGTTGGGGAGAATCGCCGTCGCCACTTCCTCCAAAACCGTCCCGATCAGTGATACGACTTTCAGAATAAGTGATTGCAGCGAGGCGTTGTCGATGTGAGCGGCCGCTTCGAGCTGAGTAAGAGTCTGCTTGACGGCGGTTACAGCCGCCTGCAACGCGGCGAGTAGCCCCGTGCCTGCCTTGTCCTTCACGTAGTTGTCGTAGGCGGTCTTTAATGCGTTCACGGCGCCTTGAACGATATCATCGGCGATCTCTATCGCCGCAACGATCGAGGTGGGGAACTGGGTTTGGATCGTCGCCAGAACCACGTTGACCGATCCCAGTATCGCTAGGATCGTTTGGGCGAGGGAGTCGAACCCCGAACAGGCGGTTACAGATAAAGCGAGGAGACATATACCAATGAGTAGAAAGGGGATACGGGTAAGTCGATTCTTCGATTCGGTCATAACGATAACCCTCCTTTGTGTGTCTTTGGTTTTCATCAGAACGTTCAGTTCCAGCAGCTACTAATATAGCACCGTCCCGCGTGCCGGTCAAGCGGGTTTTAGCGGGTCGGTGATCCACAACCACAGCACGAGGACCATCCCCGCGGCGAGTAATCCCCACCCGGGGCTCGCTTTGCTACAGGCATAATACGCGGCGAATGCGGCGATAACACCGGCGAAGGTAACGAAGAACGGGCGCAAACGATGGAAGAGACGATCAAAACGGGCTCGTACGCTCATAGGCTTAACCTCCTTCACGCTTTAGGAACCCGCGTAGGGACGGGACGCGGTAATCCTCGAAGTCGGTCGTAACGCGGTTCCACGGCTGATCGAGGAGATAGGCGTTAACTCCGGCGTTCCGTAGATCATAAACCGTCTCCAAGTTATCGTCGATGATCGCCGAGAACTTCAGCGTTACGGCGATCAGAGTCTTATCCTCCATACGATCCACGACGATCACATTCGCGTTCGGTATCCCCTGGCCACGCAGCCATGCGCACGTTTGATATTGCGCCGATTCTCCGCCGGTTGCGAAACGCGAGGTTAGAAAGTAAACCTCGCGGCTCCAGGGGGCGGACGACTTCGTGAGATATTCGCGTAAATCCAAGACGTTATCGCGGTAGGCGTCCAATCGTAACCAGAACGATGGCGTATCGCGTACCTTGCCCCACGCGCCGCGATACTCATCGGGGGTAACATCGAGGCTCTCTTCAACGAACGCGTTCCAACTTGACGGCTGGTAGCCGAGGGGGATCGCGCCGGGGTGGATATCGTTAAGAATACGCGCGAAGCCTTCGACGAATCGCGCGAGGATACCGTCAATGTCGATTGCCAGGCGCACCATATTTGAATCCTCCCTCAAGCAAAGCATTCCGCGCCGTCATCAGATACACGAGCTGATCCACGGCCTCTTTACTCCCCTCCTCAATCAGAGCAAGGGGCGACAACTCAAACAGGTTCCCGCCATGCTCCTCTTGCTCGTGGCGGTACTTCGCGTCCATGATTGCGCCGGTTTCCTTGATGAGTTGGTGCAGATGTGCCTCTTGCGCGTTGGTCATTGTTGATGTAGCCATGAATCGCCTCCTTTACGTTGTCGGTCGCCAACCCGGCGAGCGTGCAAACCTCGTCGAGCCGCTCGTCATCCTCGTCCCCGGTGAGCCAGTCCAAAGCGTGGGCTTTGATCGCCCGGGCCTCGCGGGCGCTGCCATGCCCACGGAGATCTTTACCGAGGACATCGTATACAGCACGTAGGAGAGTAGCCCGCGCCAGATTCGTATGGGCGTCTTCGCTGGGGACGCTTAGAAACTGTCCGAGGCGCGCGAGGGTCCATAAGGTAGGCACGTTTGGATAGGGCTCCTTTAAGTGGTGGTAGAGTAACATAACGGGGCGGAGAGGTCAAGAGTGATCTAACCGCGCATGTCCCATACAATCCCGTCGATACTGCTGGCAATAAGGATATTCACGTTCGCGCCTCCAAAGGCCACAAGGATCGAATCCGCGACATTCCCTGCGACGGGTTTCCGGGTTTCGGGATGGATAAAAGCGATCCGGCCTTTCACAAATAGAATCCCCGCGCAATGGGCAAGAACAATCTCGTGAAACCATTTCGAGCCTAGACGCGGGATGATTAACGCGATGCCATTTCCGTGCTCAGCGAGGCGTTTTAGCCAGAGAAGCGCCTGCGTCCCGTAAGGCGGATTTAACCATACGCGCCCTCTCCATTCACGCGATAGACCGTTTTCGCAATAGCCAACTTTTGCGCAACGGGTCGGATACTTCCGGCTGGCGGCAGGATCGAGGTCAAATAGGCCAAGCGCGTCAAGAATTGACTTTGGTGTTTCCCAATCATCGCGGGTAATCGCACCACGAGAATTGAATTGTTGGCTCATCGTAACCATTTACCTCCCTTATACACCGTCTCGATCTCCCCCAGGTTCTTCCCCGACCAGGCGATCTCCACCGGACAGTGGAAACCCGGCATCTCGGGCATGTCGATATCCTCCTGATATTCGCGGACCCACGCACAAGCGCGTTTCACCGGGATCGAACGCGGGACGTTATACAAGATCAGATCGTGAACCTGCAGCGTCACCAGTACCTTCGCGTGCTGGCGGGCGCGTAGCATCGCGAGCTTCGTAAGGTGGGCGACTGGCTGCTGGCCGTAGCACGCCGCGGCGATCTTCAGGCGATCCGTCGGCTCACCGAAGCTCAACCCATAGTAGCCGTTGGGTGGGCGGAAAGCCCCGTCGTTCTCGATCTGGCGCGTGATTCGCCGGTGGACCTTATGTACCCCCGGATAAGCGTCGAAGTAAGCCCGTTGCATCGCCAACACCGCCGCGCGATTCTCCAACGTCGCTTTGCCGAACAGCCGCTGGGCCAAGTTAATCGCCGTAAACGTCACGATCTGACCCTCGAAGGTCCAATCACGGTAAACGATCCGCGCCCCCGCATCGATCTCCTGGCGTATCTTCCAGCTTTGTAACTGGCTTGGGTCGATGAGCGACAGGCCTTCAAGATTGTTGGCCCCGTGAGTTACGCTCTTAGCCGCCTCGCGCGCGTTCCCCCTTTGGATCGCGAGCCTATCGGTATCTTTAATCCCCATGCGCTCGGCTGTAGCCTTGTGGAAATCACCGATAGGAAGCGGGTGGCCCCCCTGATAGAGGTAATTGTTCCCCTCGGCATTACTATAATCGGCCGCGACTAGGTAATGGCCGGGGTAGGGGACGATGCACTTGGGGACGTCCTTTGCCCCCCAGCCGCGCGTGGCCTTCGTCCCGGCGTCGTCCACGCGGCGCTTCATAAGATTCTGGAGGTTGGGAGACGTACATTGTAAGCGGGCGGTTGAGGTAAACGGCCCGAGGCGCGGGTGTACGTAATCGCCGCCATCAACGTACCCGTCGTACTCACCCGTCTTGTCATTCCAAACACGATCCGCGAACCACGAGTCTATCCCCTTGCCAAGATCCTTGCATTCGAGGGCGCGGTGGAGATCGGGATCGTCGTATGTACCGCACGCCTCCCGTACGGTCTCCTCCTGCCAGTCGTCGAGGTGGATACCACGCGCATGAAAGTAAGCTAACGCCGCCTTGGGCGATCTGACGTTGAACGGCGACTTTTCCTCCAGCGCCGTTTTCTCCCGCGCGAAGGTTGTACGCATTTCGCTGATACGTTTACGATCTACGTGTACCCCACGAGTCTGGATCTCGTATAAGAAGTCCATAAGCTCGACGTGCAGGGGGTACAAGTGAGAAACGCGGCGCGTCTCCATATGGCGGTGCAGACCAGGCAAAGCGAACAAAGTCTCGAACGCGTCGAGGCCGTTGTACCAGTAAGGAGCGTGCTCGGGACAGGGGCGGTTTACACACCACGTTTTACCGGGGCAAACTTTGTGGTCGGGGAACGAGGTGTATAAGCTCAACATCGTCCACATATTCATAAACCCGCGGCCCTTGTAATCCGAATCGGAATCGGAGATCTTACCTTCACTCTTACAAGCCCACATATTCGTGAGCCAGTATAAAAGAATCGTATCGTCGATCTTCTCGTACGGTAATGCGATCCTTAACTTATCGAGGATAGGCTTCTCCGCCTGGGTGAGGTTATGCCCGCAGATACGCCCCGGTCGCTCAATAAACTCACGGAGATACGGGGCGCCTGCGTCGAACGGCGCGGATACGGCGATTTGGGGGGACGCGAATCCTATGATCGTGGGCTCGCCTGTCTTGACGTTCCACTCGAAGTCAAGTCCGCGTTGAGGCGAGGCGAACGTCTTGGGGATATCCGCGGGGTTCGTCGAGACAGGCGGGTAGGCGCGTAGGGGGCGGAACGTCGGGCGCGCGGCTTGGGCGAGGACGTTAGCCATTTTCAACTCCATCGTGCGCATCAAGGATAATCTGGCGGGCAGAGATCCAGGCGGCGATTCCGTAAGAGGGCTCCATAGAGGACACGCGATTATAAACATTGAGCAGAAAAGAGCGGGCTACCTTTTTCTCTGCCCATTTCTGTAGAATCGTCCTCTCCTCGCACGGGCCTAGGTCACGGATCGCCTCGTGTAAGGTAAAGATCGCGTAGGGAGTCCGTATCGAAGTATCCGATGGATTCCCCCGGCAGGGGATAATCTGTCCGGGTTTGGACTTGGCGATAGCAAGGGGATCAATCCGCGTCGCATCCACCAGGAGAAGGCGCCCCTGCCACTCGATTTGTACCCAATCGTCAGTTGCCATTGGGGGGAATCTCCTTCTGCGTTGCCACGCCGGGAACCTGCCCGCGCACGGACCTCTCGTATTCCTGCGCCAGCACCGTCGAGAGTAATGTTGTCCCTTTGCAGACCTGGCACGTCTCGCCCTCACGCATCACTTTACCCGCGCACACCGGGCACACCGCTAACTCGCCGTTTTGCAGTTTCTCCATTACGAACGCCAGACGCGATAAGTAGTTGGCGAATGAAGCGACGGTCATCGATAATGATAGACCTTCACCCTTGACGAATTCACCGAGCTTCTCCTGTACTCGGCGCGTCTCCTTATCGAATCCCTCGGGGGTACGGTGCTCGACTTCGTATAGGACGGCCCCCTCGACGTGCCGACGTAGGCGCGCCCAGGTACGGTCCTGCTCGGCGCGGGCTTTGGCGATACGCTTACGTTCGGCGGCTTTAAGGCGCCCCGCTTGCTGGCGCAGCTCCTTACGGGATAGCGGGCGCTTATTTACTTCTTCAAGATTGATCTTAGGTGCCTTTTCTGTGTTCATCGTGAACCTCCTCAAACATAAACAGGCGTTCGATTCTCGGGTCCTTGTTTCCAGTGGCGTCCCCATATCCGTTCGTGTGGGGAACTCTGCGATTAAAACTGCATCAACCGGAGCCTTGTACTCGGAGACGACTACGGTATTCATCCGCGACCATTGCCGAACGATACTCCAGAATGTCTCGTTATCGAATTGGTGTGTATATCCCGTGGCTCCGGCATACGGCGGATCACAGTAGACAAAGCACCCGCGTAGTTTGATCGTTCGATAATCAGCGCAGCGAAAGTGAACATTCCGCAGATAGCGGATTTTCTTTAGCAGCGAGTTTCGGGCATTGCTCGTGTAGTTTCTATCACTCTTTGGGTCTCGCGCATATCCTCCAAAGAACTTCCCACTGAATGAACACCCAAAACCAATGAAACCACGCAGCGCAGAGGGAGGCTCCGTCCGTATCCGTGCGTATTCTTCCTCGGAAACAACTTCTGGAGGAACCCACCCGCGCTGCAACGCCTGCCACAGCATAATTAAATCGGGGTGAACATCAGAAGCGTAACGTGGGTCGTCCATACGCTGGGTAATCCAGCACGCCCCGCAGAAAGGCTCGACGAAGATCTGCCCGGGCTTACGGAGGCGCGAGAGAACCTCGCTGATTCGCGCCGCCGTTCTAGCTTTTCCTCCGAGATAGTGCATCCCGCTCCTTATCAATCACCGCACACAGCCTCTCGAATCGTCCGATATGTAGATCGCGTAACCGTGTCAACATCTCCACCGTCACCCGCCGAACACTCTCCGAGCAGGGTGGCGATACCCCCGGCCGCTGCCACTCGGCGTCCAGAAGAAGATCGTCGAGCCAGTGGGCCAGCCGCCGACGAAGATCGTTTCGATTTAGCCATCGTAGCATCGCGCAACCTCGTGAGCGTCGCGTTATACCAGTCGCGTGTTAACCAGGCGTAGTGACCCTGGAAACGCGTAACCGAATCGAAGTACCCCAACCAGAGCTTCACCGATTTGCCCCCGCAGAGCAGCGCCGCACGTATCCCCTGCGCCCCGCAGTCACGTAACTTCTCACAGGAGCGGATCAGGAGTGGCAAGGGGGTAATCGAGCGGGTTAACGCCGCGGGGTGTATCGTCAAAATCACGAGTTTTGGGTTGTACGCTTTGAGCGCGGCGTCGTATTGTCTGCATATCGCCTCGGCCTTCTTACGGTCGTCGCCTGTAGGATACGGCTCGCCAGCTTTAGATTTGCTCGGGCAGCAGCGTAAAACGTTGAATATTAGTAAATCGTCGCGTTTGATCCCCAGCCGCCGGAAGCACCATTGCGCCATGATCCCCCACGATTTACCGACCAACGCCATCCCCTTGCGGCGGAACTCGTCGGGTAGCTGCGGGTATAGTTTCCTACGGCGCGTTAGTTCTGCCGTGTTGTATCGGTCCCTATCGGGATCGTGGTAGGCGGGGGCCGTGAGCCTATAAGCGATCTCGTCTTTGCCCGCCGCCTCCAAACCGATTGCGTACTTGGCGCGCAGAGGATCGCCGCAGTCTAAGGCGAACCCGAAAGACTTGGCGAATAACGGGCACGGGGCGCATTGGGGGGGCTTATCGCCCATCGTCACCCGCCTCCAACGGATACACCGCCAGCTTCGACCATCGTTCGATGGGCTTTACCGGCGGCCCGTCCGCGACTTTCCCGTAGACTCTGCGCGCCCCGCAGGTGAGGCAGCGATAGACAGTTAACGGGCCGCTGAACCCCTCGGTGAAGTAGCCCTCCAGCTCGTGGCGTTGGGTAATCGTTACTAACGCGATCTTGTCCATGTTACAGCCTTTCAGCGCCAGGAGATCGCGCGTGTCTTGCGTCTCGGCGAAGCACGTGATTAGTGGGTGATATTCGGCGGTCATACCTCACCTCCCAAGGATAGAATCTAGGACTCGACGACCCTCTTGATACGGGAGCTGGAACCCGGCAGCGTTCTTATGCCCACCTCCGCCGTACGTTTTGGCGATGGCGCTGACATCGATCTCGCCGATGGAACGCAGCGAGAATTGGATTTGTGAATCGCCGCGCTCGAACCACCCCACGCCAACGCCGCCCCAAGTCTCGCATAACTTGTTACAGACGTCGGAGATATTCGGGTACGCCGCGCACACCACTCGCACCGAATATCCCCCAATCTCACCGCGTTGGACTTGGGCCGTGACCTTCTCGATATAGTGATCGATGTGAAGGCGAATCGCTTTCCCCAACTCGCGGGCGTCGGCGGACATCATATCCCGTAGCCGATCCCACGCTTCGATCGTGTGGGGTAGGGCCATCAGATACGCGTTGATCTCGCGGGAATCGGGTAGCGCGAAACACCAAAGATCGCGATCTTGGACATAATCGACGTACCAGGGACGACTCGTCACAGGCCAATCGGGATCCTCCTGTGGGTGTAACTCATCCCACGTAATCGCCGCGCCCGACCTCTCCATATCGAAGACGATCCGCGTCCCGAGCGCCGGATGCTCCACGAAGTTCTTAAGTTCTTCCTGGGCGGTTTTGTGATGGTCAAATACCGTAAGGGAACGCGTAACTTGGCAAAGTGCGAAAGTCGTGGCGCGGGGGTAGGAGAAGTCAACCATCAGCACGTCTTTGCCCGTAACCCCGCTCACGTTAATCGGGGGCCCGCCGTAAGTCGCGCCGATGAGCCGGGCCTCGGGGTAGCGTTTGGAAGCGATGTACGCCGAACACCAGCCGTCGGGACAATCTCTATGGTAGATAACTATATCCATCGTATAACCTCCGGATGAACGTTGATCCGCATCGGCAGCAACTCGGGGCCACCGACGATTCTCAAACCTTGGGGCGTTCGTACCCGCGACAACGACACGTAGGTCATGTTGGGAGCCTGCATAAAATGCCCCCGGATATCGACCTGGCAGCGGTCGAGGGTCAACCCCTGCGACTTGTGTACGGTCGAGGCGTACGCGAGGCGCAGGGGGATATACTTTATACCGCCCATCACGTACCTCTCCTTAATCTCGTCCCAGGCGGGCACGAACGCGGGCGTCGTATAACGGTCGAATTCGCCGGGGGTAGGCTCCTCGCGCTGTAGGAACAGCCGCCGGCACCAACCTACCTCCACCGTTTGGACGTTGCGTACGAGCTTAACGTGGAAACGCGGGGCGCCTTTATCGCTGTTCTCGAAGTCTACGATATGCCCGCAGTCTCCGTTGGCGTACTTGAACTCCCCATAGTCCGTATCGTTGCTCAACAACATCACGTACGCGCCCTTCTTGGCGACGAACTCCTGCGGGATCTGCCGCCATTCACCGCGCTGCTTACCCCAGCGGGCGTTCGCCACCTTGATCTCGGGTCCGGGGAGATCCATCAGGGCTAGAGCGTTATGACGATCAACTTCGTCGTTCTTACCCACGATCGTCGTACCGTCGAATTTACGGGCCAGTAAAGGCGCCCAGGTTACGCCCGCGCACGCCTTTAACGCGTCTCTACACGCCGCTCCGTCACCTCGTCGGGCCAGTGACAACGCCTCCAGGAACAAAGGATTCGTTTGCCTCCATATCTTATCGAGGCGGGTCATGTTGGCGGCGAACTCGGGCCAGGCAGGTGATTGGAATGCGTACGTGTCCTTGACGGGCGAGAGTTGGCAGAAGTCTCCGGTTAGGACCAGCCTGAACGCCTGCTTCACCGAGGCGTACTTGTTAACCTCGTTTACAGCGCGGTGGAGAAGCGTTAACTGATCCGCGGGCATCATCGATACCTCGTCAATCGCCAAGTTGCGATACTGGCGGGCGAGATCCGCGAGCTTCGACGTAAGCTTCCCCTTGAGGTACAGGCCACGTAACGAATCCGTATCGAAGTATCCGAGAACGCTATTGATCGTGGTCGTACCCAGGTTAACAGCGCTGATCCCCGTGGTCGAGCAGAGTTGGGCGTACTTGGGATCGTCGATGATGCGCTGCTTGAGCCGATACGTCTTCCCTGAGCCCGCCGGCCCCGAGATGTAGGAGAACATCGGTTCGTTTTGGGCCATGAAGAATATCCTCCCTAGTATCGCTAGGAATCTTTCTTATCGGAACTAGCAATGTAGAAATTAGATTTCTGACCATCCGTCGAGAAGGTTCGCCTCTCCTCGCGCTCTTTATCCGCCAGCCGCCAGGAGGCGCGCTGTAACACATTAACCGCCTCGGCGATCTTTGACGCGAGCCAAGGAAGTGCGTAGATCACAACACCTACGATCACCACCCAGTTGATGAATGTCTGCATAAGGCCATCGGTTACCATAAGGAGTCTCCTTTGAATCGCCAACCGGGACTTGACGGTTAGGACTTGAGCGCCTTCCAGATCGCGATAACTGCTGATCGTCTGGTCATGGCTTCGGCTCCCTCCACTTCGCCTCTTCCAGCCGCACCTTGCGCTCAATCTCCGCGACTATCCTGGCTGCACCCTCATCAAGATTGTTGTTTTTGAAACCAATACCCATCCCCAAATGCCCGACGGCTTTCCCCAGGGCAATCGCCCAGTCGCCATCACGCTGGATTCGAGTCATCTGGTCGTGCTTCTCCAGGGCGATGGTGGGTCCGAGCAGTCTGATTCGTTCTGCTGATTCTGCGACAGATTCATCGACGTATTCCCTGACACGCCCGCCTTCTCCTTCAGCAATGTAATCCAGGCAAATCTTTCCGTACCTCTCCCTCTCCGCCGCCGCGACGGCCTCAATCTTCTGACACCCAATACATTTCTCATTACCGGCGTACTCAGGAGTGCCATACTGTGAGTCACGAAAATCCCCCCGCGAGTGCCCGCAGGACATTAACTCGTGCGCAGCTTCAAAGCCAATATTCTCAATTCGTAAGGCTTCCATATAGATAGGGTCGGGAGGGTCGTTTTGAGCGGCGCAAAAACCCCACTCGCCATATGAGCGGAGTTGATTGACTGTCTTGACCTGGACGGCCATCGCGACCTCCTCACGCTCCTGGCAGCGGAGACAAATAATTGGGCAAGCACAAGGAGCAGAACGCCCCTTGAACGAACAGGTGAGTTCATGTTCTCTCTTGCAGGTCGCCATCGTGTGACCCTCGGCCCCGCAAGGGCTGGGCTTGTCGCACCCGGCTGCGGCTTCCGCAAGGGCGGCGTCAAAAAACTCCTCAAACGTCTTGTCTTGTTCGCTCATGCCGTCCTCCTTTCTCTCAGACATTTGCAACCCAATGTTCCCCATTGTGCAGCCATGGCGTCAGCGATTCCCTGATAGGTCCGGCTCCGATTCTTCCAACGGCCAGGAGAGGGAGGTTCTCTCCACATCCTGCCGTTCCGGCCTTCCACGATGTTGGTCGGTTCCAGATTGGAAAGGTTTTTGAGCCAGAGACACGTTGCCTTTGTCTCGCCATGTCCGAACATCCACGGTTGGATTATCTGGTCGGGTTTGCGCCAACGAGTAGACATGATGCCAATCGGATTTTCAATCGCAATGCGCCCAATCGTCGAGCAGGCAATCTCCAAAAAGAATTTAACAGCGGCATCCTGGTATTTGATTCTATCCTCTGACCTTTTGAACCATCTCGCCCCCGACACAGCAAGATAGGTACAAGGAGGAAACGCAATCATCAGGTCAAATGCCGGTTTGTGTAATACCAGTAAATCGCGGCAGTCGCCTTCAATGTGTGGGCCTTCACGCTCGCTTGGAAGCAAGTCACACGACCAAGCATCATGCCCGAGCGCCCGGAAAGCCTCACGGACTATTCCTGAGAATTCACACGCGATTAAAACTCTCACAGTCCTCCCTGAATCAACCTGGCCGCGGTGGCCGGACTTGTTGAAGTTGGTCGATTATCTCCGGCCATCCTTCCCGTACAACCAACCATTTAGCCCCACCAAATATGCTATATCCGCGAATTAAAATTCGGCAATGCTCGAACATGATAATGTTCTCGATTAGAACGATTACTTTGGCGGCATTTGGTTTGGTAAGAGTTATCGTTTTCATGTTGTCCTTTCACGCCGCACCGCAGCCAGCCTGGCTCAAGCTCCTTCCGCGTGCGCTTCTCTACTCCGCAAGCTTTGTGGAATGCTCATGCTTCACAAGTTGGCAGCACGCACTTTACAAAATAGAGGAAGTGCTTTTCTAACGTGCCGCCAATCAATACGCATACAGTGCACACGCGAAAGATGCTGAGCAATTCCCCTAATTGTTGAGAATCTGCGGAGGCAGGAATCCGAGTTTGCATATCTGTAAAGCGGGCAAATCCTTGCTTGCACAACTGATTCACTATCTCTCGGTCGCAATAACTTTGACATAATCCCATCTCCCTTCGATTGAATCAGGAAAACTTTGCCGCAATGAGTTCGTCAGCCTGTTTCTTAATGCGAGGGTCATCTATAGGCACTCCTAGTTTTCTCCAACCGTTCTTCTCGAACTCGACCAACTCTTCGCGGACTTCTTTGGCGTTCAAAGTAAGGAAGAGTTTTAAGAGGTCCACGGCCAGAGACTCGTATAGGGCCTGAAAATACTCCTGATGGATGGATGGGGGTACAATCTTTCCGGTAGCATCCTGCCATTCTGAGTACGCTCCTTCTCTGTCAACCATTCTTGCTATTTTCTCGACTATATTCATGCCGTCCTCCCTGAATCAACCTGGCCGCGGTGGCCGGATTCCCCACTCGGCTTCCCCCTAATGGACATCTCCCACCTCCAACCCGGCGATGCCACGCCGCACCGCAGCCAGATTGACTCAAGATCCTTTCGCGGACTTAGACTTCTCCGCCCTCACCTTCTGCAGCCGGAATAAATAAGTGTGCCATGGCTCGTTCTCCCGTAGCCACGGCAGCAAGTAACGGTGCATCGTCGTCTCCTTCCACGTGCTGCCAGAACTGGTGGGCTTGGTTGGGGGCCGGGATTGATTCCGGCTTTGGTTCGACCCACCAACCTAGTGTGCCTGCCAGGGCCTGAGCCTTATGTTCTTTCCGGCACACGATCAGGCGTATCCTTCTACGCCGCACCCAACCTTGCCCATATCTCAATCCTGCTTCACTTCCTTGGCCTTCTCGTAGGAAGTTACGGCTTGTCGAAGGCCCTCAACGTAAATTTCTGTTCGCTCGGGATCGGGTTCTCCGCAACGCGCTAATTCAGTCAGGATGTTTTCAGCAGTATCTTTCAGCCTATCGGCCGCCTCCAGCCTCTCGGTCATCGCGGCAAGGACAGTGTTCAGGTGATCGATTTCGGCACGGAGGATTTCTTTCCCTGCTTTGAACGCCTCATAGGCCGTCTTTGCTGTCCGATACCTCGGCTTCGCGTCCATTCCGGCTATGAGGAAATTCTCTGACCACCATTTGTCGAACTCAGGACAATCGCTCACGCTTGGCTTCCCTCTACTCCGCCGACTCAGGTATAAATCGCCGCCTCGGGCTCCTCCCAGATCGTTAAGCCTTTAATCTGGCGTATCCCCGCTTTCACCACGCGTCGTATCTTGGCTTCGTCGAGCATCAGGTACTCGGGATCAACATCGTCGATTTTGGCGGCAAGCTTGAACTTCGGGACCATACGGGTAGCAGCGGCGGCCGATTCGGTTTGTACGCCCGCTTGGTAGGAAACGGCCCCGGGTTCGGGCGGGGGGACGAAGGCGTTTCCGGTTTTGGCCGCTTTCTGCTCAGCCTTGGCGAATTGGTGTTCGTACGCTTCCGCATCGATACGGACCCTCTCGTCGGCTCGGCGCTTCTCTTCCCGCAGGTACGTGTTGAGTTTGGTACGGCCTGCGTCCTCCGCTTCTTGCGCTGGCCCGGTGATCTTCTTGAAGAACGAGTTGATGAATTTAACGTGTTCGTTGAGCGGATCAACGAAGCGTTTACGGATCGCTTCGGTCGTTTTGAAGACCCGTATACACTGGGCGATCAAATCGGTCATCGCCTCGGACGACTTCTGATCGGTGACCGCAAGCGAATCGATCTTGCGGCGAATCGGCGGGGTCCCGGACGACGCGGCTAAAACTGCGGGATCGCGTTTGATAATCGCCAGATCCGAGGTCAAGGCGGGAACTTCAACCGCGGCTTTGGCGCCAGACGGCTTGGTTGCGACGGTTTTCATTATGAGCCTCCTTTTAAGGCGTTGGTGGGCCAGGGTTAAGGAAGCCCCGGCAACCCGACGTTAACGCGGGGCTTCCTACACATGAGAAGCGGGGCAGAGCCAACACGTCCTAAATTGCGGTTAACCTCCACAACCTCGGTCGAGGGGTTAGCTTACGCCTCCCACGCGAACACGTATCCCGACTTCCCGTTGAACGGCTTCAACATCTTCTGCCTGGGGTCGTCGAGGACCGACGGAGCGAGTACCCCCTGGACGCGCAAGTTATTCGCGAACGCCGGGTCTTGCGGGTTGCGGTCTTTCCGGCATAAAGCGATCACCCGCACACCGACGAGAATCGCGTTGGTGATCTCGAACCACGAGTCAACGCTATCCGGGGCCGCGTCGATACCGAGTTGTTTACGCGTGTGACCCTGCTCCGTACCGATCGCCATCAACTTCTGCATCACCGCCGTCTTGTCCCCCGAGGCGACATTGCGGAGGTATTGGTTGAGCTGCATATTCCCCTTGACCGGGGGCGTCGCGTCCCGATCACCCTCCTCGTTGGGCAGCGTACCCTCGGGGCCCGCCACGACCTCCATGAAGTTGGTCACGAACAGCGGAGGGAGCCAAATCGTGAAGTTGTCCTCGCGGTCGTTATCCTCGAATCGAAGCTTGAGGATCGCGGCGACGGCGCCGGAATCGAAATCCCTGCGCTCGAAGCCCTCGACTTGGGCGAGGTGGGCGGTGGGGTTGGGCGGGGGGAGCTTGACGGCGGGGGTGGGGATAAGATCGTCCGATTCGTCAACGGGCACATTCCCGGTGGAATCGGGCTCGGAGGATCCCGATTGGCCTGTGACGAGTCGTCCCTGGTACGTGGAATCGGGCTGGTCCTGCGGCGTCTCCTCATATACGATCTCGCCCTCGACAGGCTCGGGATCGGGGAGAGGCGGGGCGGGGGTGGGGGCGACGGGCTTGCGGAATACGGCGGGCGCCAGCGCGGGTTTGACGGGTTTGGTTACGGCGGGCCTGGCAGGGGGCGCAGGGGCCGGTTTGGTTACGATAGGTGATGCTTTCTTGACCAGCTTGGGCATATGCCACACTCCTTTGAGTTATAGAGTTACGTACGTTGGTACATCGTTAACGAAACTTACGGTTGCGCATTAAATACGCGCTTACAGCAGTCATAGGGCCTATTCCCGGCGTCGCCGTATGTTTCTCTCGCCAATGTTTCTTCCATTCACGTTCGTCCTTCGTCGAGAACAGACAAGCCGGACAGGCGAAGATATGCCGCTTTTTCCATTGGTAGCGGCTCTTGTGTTGATGCAAAGTCGCGCCCTTAAAAGCGTGCTGCATACTATTCCTCCGTTGTGCGAACCTTCTCCCAGAACGCGCGTAGATCCAAAGGCTCGCGTAACGCCAGCAAAGGTTGCTTCCCCTTCTCCACCTTACAGTATTGCAGGGGGAGTTTATGCTTGGCGAATATACGGCGCATTTTCGTCGCCTCTTTGCCGGTTTTGGGGTCTTGGTATCGGAAGGGTATCTCGATCTCCGTGGTCACGAGCTTGTAATGATCGTCGATGTAAAGCACAAACTCAAAGTCTGTATCGACCATATTGCCCATCTTGGGGGGCAAATCCGGCCAGATTCGCTCGTTACCGTCGATCTGCGAGGGGAAGCTAACCGCCATCGCCACGCACCCGAAGTGCATGGGCTTATCGAGGACGCCACGTATGATATCCTTCATCGCGTCTTTGGCGGCTCGATGTATCTGCCGGAGATCCTTAACCTCGCGCTCGTTCCCCGCCGCGTCCACGGTCGTCTCGCTATCCTCCAGGATCATATCCTTAAGCTGGGTGAGATCATCGAGCATCAGGTAACGGTCGGTCAACTTCGCCCACTCGGGCCACAGAGCCTCGGGATGCAGTAACGCCTCCTGGGCCTTATCGAGTGTCGGACAGTGAGCGATCTCCTTATATCCCAAATCGCGTAGGGGCAGCATCTGCTCTTTACGGCGCAGGAGGACTATACGCGTGTGATCAGGATCGGAGAATAACGCCGCCGTCGTCGTCTTGTAGCGCGACGTCTCGGCGTACAAGACGAAGCGGAAGTAACTCTGGGTTAGAGACGAAGCATCGAATAACTCGATCTTGGAGCGTAGGGACGTGGCGACGGGGCGTACGGCGGTTGCGGCGTTGACTTGCCGGCGGAGCAACGTTCCCGTTGATATCAGGGGCTTGGCCGTACCCAACTTGGGAACGTTCGTACCCGGAGCGGGGACAGCGCGACCGACGATTAACGGCTGGGGCGCGATCTTACGCAAGGGTAGGGGAATGGTAGACATCGTGAGATCCTCCTCTATTTCCAGTTGGCGAATATCTTACGCGCTTCCTCGACGCTGATCTCTCCGCAGGCTAGTCTTTCCAGAACTGCGGCCTTGCCGAGAATCTCCTCTTCGGTGATAGGCGGAGGCGTTTCTAGGCAAAGCTTCACGGACAACGCGTCAGCAACGAGCGAAGACGGAGCCACGAGAAAGGCAAGCCGTACTTCCGGTAGCTCTGGGCAACTTGCAACAACAATCTCTTGGTTGGGGCGGCGAAGGAATTTAACGTGGGATGGAAACTGCGCCTCAATCATACCTAGTGTATCTATAGTTAATTCGATAATTGAGGACATCCCTTAGCTACCCCTTTCCGCTGTGGAATCGCGCGCATAGTGACGATCAATACGTTAAAGTGTACGCTTTGTGGCGAGCGAAGTCAAGTAAATTCCCGCCGTTTGCGCCAGAGCCTCCGCCACGCGCCAGAGCACGCAGGCGAAGATTACCAGGAACGGCGTCCAGAGGAGCACGACGAAGACGATAAGGAACAGGTTAAAACGGGTCATTTGTTACGCTCCTTTTCTTCCACGGCACGTAAGGCCGCCCATAGTAAATCGCGCGTATCCATCGCCTCAACGAGCGCCATCAGCCACTCCCGCGTACGTTGATAGATCGCATCCCGCTCCGGGTCGGCGTGGAAGGGAACGGGGCCGCAACTTTTGATCGCGCCGGCGAGCAGCGTTTCAGCTTCTTCGTAGGCTTTCCGCAGCACGGTAACGCGCTCAGACGCTTTTTGGTAAGCCGTATATGCTTTCATCCAGCGCTCACGGCGATTATTCGGCATTTACTTACCCTCCTTCATAATACGGTAGAATTCAGCGAGCCCGCTGTGCGTACTACCGCCGATCTGAAGCGCCAAGTCGTTAGTCTCCTCACGTCGGCCGAGCCCTTTGGTGATACGCCACTTCTCATGGCACGTGGCCCAAGTCTTATAGGAAGACGCGGAGAGGATCACGGTACGGGCATCACGCTTTAGCCGCGCCAGGCCAAACTTCTCCAGGTAATCGAACTCGTCGGAATCGGGATCGTAAACGCGGTACGGACCAGTAAAGTATGCGTGTGTGCGGCAAGTTTCGAGGAAAGAACAATCGTGCCCGTATTGATGGAAGCATTGGCCGCCCGTATGCTGCCACGGGAGACCCGTGTCCTTCGCACGTAACGCACGGATGACACGCGCGGCGTTAAGATAGGCGATTCTCGCGGCTTCGATATCTCCGGCGTCGTATTCATACAAACCTGCCTCCGTTTTCGCGTACTCGTTCTCGCCGGGCCAGAAATCGGGGGGAGACTTCTTAACCGCGGCGCGTACCCGGACCCGCACGCTGGAGAGTCTCGCCGCATCTTTGATCATGAACGGGGCGAGACCGCGCTTAAGCGCGAGCCGACCGTATTTGGCGGCTAAGGCGTACGTCGGTAACTGTATCCCCGAGGTGATCTCACTCAGCCACTTACGCTCGCCCCAAGCCCACGGCCCTGGGCGATCCGACTCTGCCCGCGCCGTCTTCCACTCGTTCACCACGTATACGCCGTCGTCGGGATCGTAGCTAATACGGTCGATTACGCCAACGGCGAACGTGTAAGAATCGAGTTGAACGTTGAACGCCGCCTCTACCGCCATCGTGCGCTCCTGGCGATCGTGGTCCTCGAAGCGGTCGATCCAGCAGCCAACGAGTTCAGCGGCGGTTTCGACGGCGGAGGGAGAAGCGCCGGGGTGCGATTCGATAGCGCGCTGGATACGGGTCAGGGCGGCGCGGTTGGTACGGATCGAGGTGTGGGGGATTGACGGTTGCATTCGTCGATTTGACATGCGTATAATATACTCGCGTTACAAAACGCTGTCAAGTTTTATTTTGGCCGCCAAAAAGGAGCCCGCCAATGATCGTCAAGGAGCCGGAGATCAATCCCAAGTTACGCGAGACGCTGCTCGATACCAACGAACTTGCCCTAGAGCTGAACGTCGGTCCGTCTACGGTGCGCGTGTGGGTCAGCCGTAAGCTCGTCCCGTATGTCCAATGGGGAAAGCGGATATACTTCGTGCGGGAACACCTTCCCTTAATCAAGATGCGTATGTTGATGCGTTGAACCGAATCACCGATTAAGGAGCCCGTCGATGCCCGATACGCCCGTTAAACCGAAGCTGCCTTCAGATCGTTACGTCAAGTCTCTCAAGCCGTTTATCTTCGATCCCACGGCCCCGCGTCTACCCTCGGATTTTATCTATGAATACTTCCTCAAGCCAAGCGCGACCATAGTATGGCTGGGTCGGGAGAAGCACCGCAAGACAAACCTCGTTCTACAACTTGCGATGTGCGTGGCGCTGGGGCGTGATTTCCTATGGATGAAGTACCGCCGGGAGAAGCCCATTCGCGCCGTGTTCTTTGATTACGAGTCGAGTACCGAGGGTCTGCAAATGCGCTATGACGCGCTATGTCAAGCAATGAAGTTATCCGATGAGGAACGTATTACTTTAAGGACTAACCTTAAGATTATCGCGTTGCACCGGGTAAGCGAAGAAGGCAACGAGATACCCCACTTCCCCGCAAAGGAAAGCGCCGTCGAAATTGAACTTGGCTGGTGGCGCCAACAGATCGCGGATAACCCGGCCGAGATGTACATTATCGATCCATTGCGGTCCTTCCATATGTCCGACGAGAACGACTCGACGATTAGTAACCTCCTCACGAAGATCCGCCGGCTGTTCCGTAAGTCGCTCGTGGTTGTTACTCACCATATGCGAAAAGACAACTTCGCGCGGGAGACGGCGGTTACACTCGCCGACGACATGCGGGCTTGGTCGGATGGCGCCAGGGGATCGAGCGCGATTAAAGCCGCCGCGGATATCATCGTTTGCCAGGAGCGAGTCAGCGACGACGGGAACGAGGTCGTGTGGCTGGGGGCGTATATGAAGGACGGCCCGGAGATTATGCCGACTCCGTTAGAGGAAACCGACGCTGTATCGTTCTACTGGCAAATGGCCTCGTCAATGCCAGGACACTTACGGTCAACCGTTGAACTCCTCAAGCGCCAAGGAACATTCAAGGCATACAGTGACGCGCGGAAACTTCTCGTGACTCTCGGAATGAAACGGGCCACGGCGTACCTACACCTGGAGGAGCTAAAGCAGAAAGGCTTCTTCATTCAAGGGGCGTCGGGTGCGTGGGTACTACGCGGGATTGCGGTTCCAGCGCCTACCGCAGCACAAGCGAGGTCGATCTGCCGGAGTCTCCTCGGTGAGTTCGACGAGCCCGTAGTCCTGTAGCTCAAGGTTTTAACTTTCTCCGACCCGGATATGTTGGACGGTACGTTAGAATCGAGGCTATCTTATGTGGACTCAGTTAGTTAACCCGTCCAACTGTCTAATTGGACGCTGGACAGACGGGGTTGGATGGTTCGACAGTGAGACCGTCCAAGTCGTCCAAGTCCGTCTAAGCCTCGTCTACCTTAAAGTCTAAGTAGTAAGTATATATAATAATATATACTTACCTTATCTGTCCAACTAGAACCGGAGTTTTAGGGAAAGTCCCTTACACTCGCCCCCTCGATCACATCATCGCCGCTATTCATGCGCCTTTCGTACAGTTTTAGGGGGCTTAATCGTTCGTCTCCCCCGTCAGCATCGACCACCCGCGGCGTAATCTCGAACCATAGCGCCGGGGGGCTGTGTAGGCGGTGACGCTCATTAGGTCCAATGTATCGCGTTTTAACGAGGAGCGTAAGGCGAGCGGTGTTAGTGGCGGGGCATCGGGTGCTGTGAATCGCGTATCGAGCGTCGCATCCGTATCGCGATCATCGTCCGGGGTGATTCGATCCATCGTTAACCCTCCTTTATTCGTTTAGTGATTATCGTGCCGCGCATCGCGCGCGTGATTCGTCGTGACCATCGGGCGGCGCGAACGCGCGGCGAGGTAATAGACAATACTCCCGAGTATCGGTACGCCCAGGGCGACGGTGATCAACGTTAAGATAAACGCGAGTATCGGATTCATATATTCCCCCTTCCTTCCCGCTCCTCGATGTACCGACAGCACTCCTCGAACGTCGCAGCGTTGAATACCGGCGGGGCGCTTTCGTCGGCTTTGTCAAAGACGATCCAGCGGCCGGGGGTAGAGACGAGCCGCTTTCGTCCCGATTTGCGAACGTGGGCGACCCCGGCCGCGCGAGGATCGAAGGTGATCTTGAGCCACGGGGTCATGCGACACCGCCGTCTCCTAGGGTGATTGTCTGGCGCATATATGTTACCTCCTCAGACAGGTTTTAGATTCATCTGTACGCTTATGTCCTTACCTTCCAAATGGGCGTACAACGCGAACGATACGGTATCGAGTAAAGCCGCGGTCACCTTCGTAACCGCCAGTAACTCCGCCTGGCGATCCAGCGCCTCTTTGTGGGCGCGGATCAGGACCAGTAAATTCGCGTTATTATGCTCCTGATAGGCGAGGAGACGCGCGGTTAACACGTCGAGATCCGTGCGAAGAGGATCGGTGGGGGCGGCGGTTGCCGTAAGAAGATCGTTTTGGGCCAGAAGATCGCCGTTGCGGGCGGCGCGGAGAAGCGCCCATACCATGATCAGTGTGATGCCAGCCAGCAAGGCGAAGCCTATGAGGATCGGATGTGATAACAGCATCGGGTTGTACCTCCGGGGTGTGGTGGGTGCCTTGATGCGCCTCCAGGATTAGGATACGCCATTCGAGCCGGTGAGCGCGCTTTGTGAGAGCTTCAACGGCGCGATATTGTAATGTCGTGAGCGTCGTAAGATCGTGCATCGAATCGTTATAGCGCGTCTCGGTGTAAGCGAGATTCACGCACGCAGTGAAGATTAAAACGGCGCAGGTATAGCGAGTCGTCATAATTCGGCTCCTTAGCTCGGGATCGTAAGCATCCGGCGAATAATCGCCGCCATTTCGAGATGGGCTTTAGTATAGGCGGCGTCAGCGTCGGGGGTGGCGTCGGGGGCACGGGCGGCGTAGGCGGCGGCGGCGGCGGCGCGGGTGAAGGCATAGACGGCGTTGGCGGCGGCGTTGGCGGCGGCGTAGGCGTCGTCGGTGGCGGCGTAGGCGGCGGCGTAGATGGCGGCGTAAGCGGCGTAGGCGGCGGCGTAGATGGCGGCGTCGATATCGTAGGCGGCGTAGGCGTAGGCGTAGGCGGCGCGGGCGGCGCCTCGAACCTCTTGTAACGTTGCTTCCCCCCGTGCCCACTTCCGTGCCATTTCCAACGCTTTTGCCGGACGCTTTTCTTCCGGGGGTACATATTGCAACGCGGTTTCGGCGCACGCGCACGCCGCAAGCACCAGTTGTCGGCGAGTCGGCCACCCCTTTACACCGATCTGTCTCGCGCACAGCCAAAGCAGCCCGTCGGCGCGGGGACACGTCTCCCAGGCTTCGGTTAGGGTCTGGCTCGCGACAAAGCCCCGCGCTTCTGAACAAGCGCTGAATTCGCGGAGTAATCGTACTAATGCTCGATTCGTCATGGTGAAATCCTCCTAATGGCGCGCCTCGGTGTAGGCGAGGTTTAGTACTGTGGCGAGGGTAAGGGTAACATAGGTGTAGCGAGCGGACATACGTGAAGCTCCTTAGCTCGGGATCGTAAGCATCCGGCGAATAATCGCCGCCATTTCGAGATGGGCGGCGGCGGCGGCGTAGGCGGTGTGGGCGGCGGCGGCGGCGTAGGCGGTGTGGGCGGCGGCGTCGGCGATGGCGTCGGTGTAGGCGACGGCGGTGTGGGCGGCGTCGGTGTGGGCGGCGGCGGCGTAGGCGGCGGCGTCGGCGATGGCGTCGGTGTAGGCGACGGCGTAGGCGGCGGCGGTGGTGCAGGCGGCGGCGGCGGCGGCGTAGGCGGCGTTGGCGGCGTTGGTGGCGTTGGTGGCGGTGTGGGCGGCGTAGGCGTAGGCGTAGGCGGCGCGGGCGGCGCCTCGAACCTCTTGTAACGTTGCTTCCCCCCGTGCCCACTTCCGTGCCATTTCCAACGCTTTTGCCGGACGCTTTTCTTCCGGGGGAATGTACTGCAACGTGGTTTCGGCGCACGCGCACGCCGCAAGCACCACCTGCTGATGCGTCGGCCACCCTTTTACGCCCAGCTGTTTCGTGCATAGCCATAACATCCAGTCGGCGCGGGGACACGTCTCCCAGGCTTCGGTTAGGGTCTGGCTCGCGACAAAGGCGCACGCTTCTGAGCAGGCGCCGAGTTTACGGAGCAATCGTAACAATGTTGGATTCGTCATGGTGAAATCCTCCTGTTTGATGTGTCGTACTGGGTTATAAATCCCGCACTGTCCAGCGCTTGGTGCGGGATTTGGCGGTGTGGTCAACACATTTAATCACCTGTCCCACGTTGCCGACCGCCGCCAGAGTCACGGGTTCGTAGCGGTTATACGCCGGGGTGAGATCGCGAATGGCGTGATCGGTTTGGTAAATCATCCACTTGCGGTCGCGGGTGGCAATATAGTGCTGCGTATCGCTCACCAGATGCCCATCACGCACCATGGGTATCTTGATCCAATCGAGCCCGCTAACCGTGCGGAGTTTGCATTTAAGCCTATAGAGAAGCTGGGAATCGCGTGAGACACGCGGCTCGCCTTTGTCGCGCTGGATCGTGAGGGTACTGGCGTCGGTGGTGATCGTCATGGGTTAGACCTCCGTAGCTAAGACCTCTTGTAAAAGGTGAGTTAAATCGTAAGAAAATTTCTCAAGGACGTTGGCGGCGGCGGCGGCGGCGTAGGCGGCGGTGTAGGCGGCGTCGGCTTTGGCGGCGGCGGCGGCGTAGGCGGCGGTGTAGGCGGCGTCGGCTTTGGCGGCGGCGGCGGCGGCGGCGTAGGCGGCGGCGTAGGCGGCGTCGGCTTTGGCGGCGGCGGCGGCGTAGGCGGCGTTGGCGGCGTTGGCGTTGGCGGCGTTGGCGGCGGCGGTGTAGGCGGCGGTGTAGGCGGCGGCGTTGGCGTTGGCGGCGTTGGCGTTGGCGGCGTAGGCGGCGTCGTAAGTTCGATCTTTCCCGCTTTTCCAATCTTCGGCCCATTTCGTAAACACCTCTTTTCCTGGCCAGTCTCCGGTTAGTTCTAAAGCGATCCGCAAAGCAGCGAGGATTCGTTGATGTTTAGTGAATTGCGGGAGCGCGAACCGTTCGCGCAAGGTAAGGGTCTTAACACCAATTTTAGTGCCGCTGTTGGCCACGACTTCCGGGGTTTCGGCGGCGTAGAGGTGTGGGTGATCGAATGCGGCGTGTATAGGATTCATAAACGCCGTAATTTCGGGCGAGAGATAGGCGTGGATAATTTCGGAGGTGCATAGCGCCGTCCCGTCACCCGCAACGGTTACGGTTTCGCCAATACGCCAGTGCGTCTCGCCATCTTGACCTCGGCGGGTGTAGCCGTCGGAATCGGTGAGTTTATACACGGTGATCATCGTCATGGGTTATAACGCTCCTTTTTGGACGGACGTTAATCGTGGTAAGCACGCGAGGGGCCGTTAGATTCCCCAACCGTCCTCTTGACCTCCCCGAGTGTTAAATGAGCCATCGGGGAAGTGTATCTTGACGGCGTACCCACGGGGATCGTGATTGCGCATATGCTTAAGGCCGTACGATTCGAGTATTCGCGTTACCTCGGCGTTGAGGCGTACGTTACGGGCCTGCTCGCGGTTTGATACTTCGCGGTTGCAGAATGCTTCGTCAAGCCGACTAATCGCGCGTGCGAGGCTCTTAAGCTTGGCGGCGTGAAAGCAGACGAGGCGAGCGTGGAAAGCCTCGCGTATCGTTGGTTCATAGTGGCGATATTCTTGAACAATGCGAGGAACGGCGGAATTGGCCATAGGATCGTAATAACGGATAACTTGATAAAGCTTCAGAGCAAGTAGACATTCTTCGTTGATTTTAGGCATTGTAACCACCTTCTGAGCGTATCTGCGGCGCTCCCCGGTTTTGCGCGGTGGGTTATATCCCCCCGCTGCGTGAGGTGAGTAGCATGTAAGGGGCCGTACGTACGCTAATCCTCCGACGGGTACATACAGTCAGCATACGTTAGCTCGCTGTCTTCGCTGACCCAAGGAATCTCGCGTTTACCGCATACCGCGCGAAAGTCGGTGATCACTTGGAAGTCACCGGCATTCGTTGCTAACCACCGATCAACGTTGCGGCGGGTGAAGGCGCCGATATTCGCGAGGTCATAATTGCGCAGCTCGTAACGGTACGCGCACGTTGTAGCGGGCATCCATATGGTTCCGATAACCTCAACGTAGGCGATACGTACCCGAGCGCGAATATACGGATTGGGATGAAGCTGTTTCGGAACTGCGGGAATTTGTGAGGTTGACATCGTTGTAAGCTCCTTCGTATCGTGAGTGATCTAACTGTGATGTGCTACCCGCCGAACCGCCGGTAAACCTCGAAGCTTAGATACTCTGCGTGCTGGGCGCAATAGTCGCGTTGGATTTTGGTGTACCGCGCGAAATACTCCGCATCGGTATCGCCTGGGCGCAAGGTGAGAAACGTCATCAGCGATTTAATGCAATCGTCGGAATCTTGCGCGTGTAAAGGGGAACATCGGAAGTCTTCACCCTCGAATAGCAAGGTCGTAACGCGGTGTTCCTTCATGGTGAGCTTGTATCCCAGGTGGTTATCCGACTGCCCGAGGGAATAAAGCTTGAGAGTGAAGATCGGCCCCTCACCCTTGCGGTAGGGGAAGAATCGAACCGTACGCATACAATCTGAGGTGTTCATTAGCGTTGTCCTCTTAGGCTCACGTTTCTGCCTGATCCGACTGTCGAGCTGTCACTACTCGGCAGCGGGGCCAAGTGGTCGTGAAAAGTTTTTCAGGCGCAATCTCACCATCTTGCATTGGGCGATACTGGCCGCGCGAAGTTGTGCGATAGATACAGCCATCGACTCCAAGTGCCCACATCTTTTGAAACCTCCCATCGTGATTGTGGGTGAGGTGAAGACCCTGGTTCACCTTCTTTAGAATTTCTACCTGCTTGCGTATGCCGTGTTCGCTTATCGTGATTGTCATCTTCATTCCCTCCTGCCCTATTTCACGACCCTGGGGGATTTGACTCCGTACGTTAGAGGATAGAGCACGTTGCTCGCCATTGGGCGGCAGTAAATAACTACCGACCGGACGGTGGGTAAACGTCGTAATTTCTAAGGTGTGTCTATTAAACCACAAAGTGTGGTAAATTAACCACAGTCGAGTTTTAACTCGTTTGTTATCATATACTTACAGAGACCGAAGTCGGCGCGTGAGTAGGTTAACGTTAGGTGATATTAGCTAACGTATAGCTTAACTAGATAACGTTAACGGGGAGGCGATACGGACGCGGGGGTGAGGATAGGCGCGGGAATCGCGGGGACGGTAGGAATCGTGGGGAAGATGCCAGGTAGGGGGAAAAGAAAACGCGCACCAGGTGATACGGGCTGGTGCGCGTTTAGCGGTGGAGGCTGGTCAGCGTTCTTCGCGGAAGTTAGCGCGGGCGATTTTCGCGCGTTTCGTTCGCAGCGTTTCGCGATCACGCCAGCCGTCGTAACGGTCAACGGTGGCAGGCTCAAGCTTATCGAAGCACGTGAAGCATACGTAGCGTGGACGTGGCTCGCGTGTGGCGTAGAGGCCGTTATGGGCGGTGGTATGGCACTGGGCGCAAGGGTCCATTAGACAATCCCCCATATCTCGCGCATCGTACCGTATCGCGGTTTATAGTACAGCGTAAGGTTACCGTGGTCGGAAAAATGGAGGACTTCGCCGACATAGCGCGCGGGAACTTCTGAGGTATCACTAACCTTTAGGCCGTTGAAGTCCTCCTCGAAAGTCTCGCTGAGCCATACGCCATAATCGGCACCATCGCCAGTATGCGAGCCGAAGTACATATAAGGTGGGCAGTGGTTATTGAGGATATCGAATAACGCCTCTAGGTCGTATCCGACGCCTACGCTCTGCCAGTATTCAGCATCCTCGTTAACGTCCGAGGCTTTCCGAATCGCGTTGACTTGTTTACGTTCGTCCTGTGTTGGCGCCAGGTGCTGGGCTTCCCATAGGAAGCTTGGTATAAGATCCTCGGTTCGCATCGTACCCGAGCTTACCGAGCCGATTGAAAGGGTATCGTTCTTACGTCGTTTAGTGGCCATTGTAGCCTTGCTCCTCTCGTTTTAGCAATAGTTAAACCAATTCGCGGCTGTGGGTACATCTCGCGTCGGTTTAGCCGGCTTGCGTGCTTGTGTCATCACACCAGAGTTGGTACTTTTGAATCCAGCTTTCGTTCGGATTGTGCTTGAAGCTATAGAGGTTCAGTTTGCGAGCCTGAAGACGCAGGAGTGTCAGCTTCACGAAGTCATCCTTGATTGTTTGTTTGGGAGTGGTGGCGCAAAGGGAATTTTCAAAGCGTTCAAGTTTACCGCAGAGAGCGGACCATTCGGGCTCGAAAGACTTCCCGATATAGCGGGTATCGAATCTTACCGTGTCTCTGAGTTCCTGAACGGCCTTAAAAAGTTCTTTTCGTGTCATCGGTCTACCCTTAGGGTTAAACTCCTCACCTTAGCGCCTGGTGGGGGATTAGGCGCTAACGTCGGAAGCTAGTACGCCAAGGCCCAACCGATAACCTGTTCGGGCGTCATATGAAGATTACGCCAGTACCACAATGTGTCAGCATTCGGCAGTAGAACCAAATGCGCTGCGGCTGCCCGCTCTTTCAATTCTTTTAACCAAGTATCATAGTCCATTTCGCTCACCTCACCTTACTCCGTAGCACGTTGCTCGCCATCACGTAACGTACCACGGCCGCGTTATATCCCGCGCCCGTGATACTGGTACGTGACGCTTGGGACCCGGGACCCATAGTCGTGAGCATCGTAACTCTGCCGGCCAGCGCGCCCACGGGTAGGCGTGCACCCCCACCCTATCACCGGCGGTACCCCCCATAGGGGCGCGCGGGCCGTCGCCCGCAAAATTTCCAGGATATACGGCCTGAAAACTATTATCTATTCTATCAACGTTTCTACTCTACGTAATATGCGATTAAAATGTTGATTTCGCCTGGCACCTATGCTACGATACCGGGCACTAAAAGGAGCCGTACATGGAACCGGCGTTTTCCTGTTGGCGTGTTCAACTCGCGAGCCGTTCCGCTATTGATCCATTCATTAAGAAGCACTATCTGCGCCGCTGGCCCGGAGTTGTAACACTGAACCTCGGTTTATTCGACGGGCAGAGGAATATCGGTTGTGCCGTGTTCGCTTTGCCTCCACGCGAGACGATGAAGCGTTACGGTGTCCCGCTCGTTTGGGAACTCGCGCGGTTGTACATCGAAGACACGACACCGGCCAATGCTGAGACTTGGTTCGTGGCGCGGGCGATTCGCTGGATTCAACGGGACTATCCAGACGTTACATGTCTGGTCTCATACGCCGATCCTTCGGCCGGGCATCGCGGGACGATCTATCAAGCCGGAAGTTGGATTGCCGACGGGCGTACTGACCAGGAACGGAAGACCCCGCGCTTCGATTATCGTAACCCCATAACCAAGAAGATGTACTCCCGGCGTTCGCACGTTCCTGATGATGTCGTTCCCGAGCGCGTCCCGCGTATCTCAAAACTCCGGTATGTTTATTGGTTGGATGGCTCGCACGAGAAACGTAGACAAGTCCAACGATTAAGTTTACGTTGATTTCTCCGGGTTAACATGCTACGCTATCGGGCACTTAAAGGAGACCTCGCATAATGCGCCGCGTCGATAAACGATTCAAGTCCAACAAAGGCAACAAGGTAACGCCCCCAACAGCAAAGCTTCCGTCACCAAATCGCCGGTCTATTCGTGACAAGATCCGCGCGATGTTGGCCGCTAAACCTCAGCCTTTGCCGCCAACTCCCGAGGTTCCGTCAACGTCCGGGTCAAGTAAAGTGTCGGAAAAACTCGACAAGCTTCGGACAGAGCGTAACCAGCCCGGCCGTCCCGCGCGCCCCTTACGCTACGTTACGGTCCCCGGCCCCGATGGTCCGATCCGCCTCACTTCTGAGCAGTTGGTATTCGTCAAAGCGTACACCGACCCCGCGGCGTCCACGTATATGAAGGCGAACGAATCATATCGGCTCGCGTATCCCAACATACAGGGCAATCCGCCGGGGATCAAAGAGACTGCAAGAAAGTCCCCGAATTTATCCCGCGCGATAGAATTCGCTTTGGAGAAAGCGGGTGTTACCGATGATCTCCTCGCGACGAAGCTCCGCGAGGGGCTCGACGCGATGAAGACCGAACTCGTCACGTTCCAGGGGGCGGTTACCGATCAAGTTGATATGATCGCGTGGGACTCGCGGCATCGCTATCTCGATACGGCGCTCAAAGTTAAAGGTCACTTTCCGAAAGAGGATGTCAACGTGCAGACGGCGCTGATACTCAAGATCCCCCCGCGTACGGGCGCCGAGGAATTCGAGAAGGAGTTCGCCACAACGGTAGACGCGAAACCGTAACGTTTATGCCCCTTCCCACGATTCAAGAACTCGCTCGACGCGCCGAGACTCTCCGCAAGTGGGAGCCCCAGCCCGGCCCCCAGTCCGCGCTATTCAAATGCCCCGCACAAGTGATCCTCTACGGCGGGGCGGCTGGCGGGGGCAAATCGGACGGCGCGATCGTCTGGGCGGCCCAAGACTACGATAAGCCGGGATATCGCGCCGTGATCTTCCGGCGTTCCTATCCCGAGTTGAATCGCCATATTATCCCCCGCACGCGCACGTTATTCAAAGACGTCGGCCGTTACCGCGAGACCGACCACACGTGGACGTTCCGTACCGACGGCGGCGGTGAGTCCACGCTGGAGCTGGCGTTCCTCGAATCAGCGGGCGACGTCTACAATCACCAGGGCGTTCCCAATGCCCGCTTCGCCTTCGACGAGTCCACGCGTTATCTCTCCGAGAATATGATGCGTTCGTTGCTGGCGTGGCAGCGTACCGAAGCCGAGGGTGTTAAATGTCAGATGGGTTTATTCACGAATCCCATCGGTCCGGGGTTCGCGTTTCATCACCATCTATTCATCAAGAAGCCCCATAAGGCGTTTCGTGTATACGGCGATGCAACGTGGTACGAGGATAAGAAGCCCCTCGGCAAAACCACGTGCTTTATTCCCTCACACTTCTACGATAACCAGATCAACCTCGCGCGTAACCCCGACTACGAGGCGAATCTCGACTCTCTCCCCGAGGCGTTGCGCCAAGCTCTTAAAATCGGCTCGTGGGAGCAAAACCTGGGGATCGCTTTGGACTTCGATCCCGATATCCATACGTGCGATCCCGTCGCGATTCCCGCGTACGCCCCGCGCTGGATGTCGATCGACTGGGGCAAGGACGATATCGCCTGCGCCCTGTGGTACGCGTATTACAACGGTCGGGTCTATATCTACCGCACCTTTAAGCGTCCGGGGCTACGGATCGTCCCCTACGCCTGGGAGTGCATGGAGCGCTCACAATCGCGCGACGACGAGGGGCTGATGAAGTGCGAGGCTATAATGTTCTGCGTTCTCTCCCACGAGTGCTTCGCCGACAAAGGGACGGAGAAGACCCAGGCGGATGACTTTATGAAGGTCTTCGGTAAGTATGATGTTCCCTTGGTCAAGTCGGATAAAGACGCGGAGGGCCGGACGATGCTGATTCGTGAGTATTTTAGAACCGTACAACTCTCGGGTGTCGAGATGCGCAAAGACTTGGACTATGGGTACTGGGTCCAGCGTTTCCAGGCGCAGGGAGACGCGGCGTTCAAGGAGTATCGTGAATGTATGAATCGCGTGACGGACGGTCCTTTACCGAAGTGTCTGATCTTCCGTGATGACGGTTCTAACGGCAACATGTACCTAATCGATACCCTGCCGCACCTTGTTACGGACGACGAGCACGGCAAGAATAAGACCCTCGCGCCCAAGCAGGACGACCACGGGTGGGATTCGCTGGGTTACGGTTTGAGAGTCGCCCCGGTGGTCGCGTCCAGCGATGTGAACGATGTTTACCTGAAGCTGCTCGCCGGGCGTATCCCCGAGTCTACTGGAGACGTGGCTCGTACAATGGCCCAGGCGCAGGAGATCGCGGCGGAGTTCGAGGAGTTCAAGCCCGTAGACTGGAAACGCGAGCGTTCATAGTTGGAATACTCCGCGTGAACGGCGTCCGAAAATGTACGTAGCTTTTTCCCCACGCTAAAGGAGGCGCGCTGGTGACTGTCTTAATCTGTGGCTCGCGTACGTGGTCTTCTTTCAAGTCGGTCCATGACAAGATTCTCGCGCTCGCTGATGAAGCGGGCGGCCTTGACGGGCTTCTTATTATTGAAGGTGAATGCCGAGGGGCCGATGCGATGGCCCGCCAGGTATGCCAGCGCGAGGAGATCGACTTTCACGCATATCCGGCGCGGTGGCGGCGCGAGGGTAAAAGCGCCGGGGCGCGCCGGAACAAACGTATGCTCGATCACGAACCACGCATAGAACGTATTGTCGCTTTCCACAAGGATATCGCTTCATCGGTGGGAACGAAGGACATGATCGAACGCGCCGCGTTTCGGAATATCCCCGTTGAAATTATCGCGTCTTGACACAGTGCGCGGTGGTTCGCCCCCACCTGTCGTGGTTGCATTCCCCTCCCCCTTTACGTTACCCTTATAGTTGCATAGTGAATGCCCCTCCCACAAGTTACCGGGGTGGTGGTTTCCTCCTCCTTTTCCACCACCCCGGTTCTCATATGCGTGGGGGCCGCAGGAGGATCGTGATATATGGCGAAGAAGACAACGAATCCCGAGAACGATCAGCTCGCGATACTCGATGACGATGATGATCTTGAAAACGATCCTGATATGTGCCTCCGCCATATCGATACCCGCTCGGCGGAGAACGTTGACGGTAAGCCCGGGTTCGTGATCACCTGCCATTACCATCTCGATCCCGACAAGATCGACAAAGATACGCCGTACGATCAGACGCACAAAGACGAGGAGTACATCGCCACCACCAAGGAGAAGGCACTCGCGTACTTTGAGGAGCAGTTGGATAAGCTGAGCGGCGAGGATTACGATAAAGACGCGATCACTGGTACGAGCCCTGCGTAATGGCCTACAACAGCTTCGCCAATTCGATTCCATTCAAATGGCCGTGGTCGGCGAACGATAACCAGCCCCAGGGCCAGGACGGCCAGACGGCGGGGACAACGGCTTCGTTCCGCTTCCCTTCCAACATGGCGCAGGCGGAGGAGGAGCCCCAGGCGGCGTTTAACCAGCCCGCGCAGGGACAACGCCGCGGGCCTCGTCAATACGCCCCGTCGTTCGGCGCATCGTCGGGTGGCGGATCACATTTCCGTAGTATGGGTGGTGGTTGATGGCGGCGGAGAGAAGCGTCAACGCGTATAACCTGATCCCCCCGCAGTCGCAGCAGACTTCCGACGCGATGTCGCCGTACGTTCTAGGGATGCAGCGCGAGGGTAACCCGTTAAGCGCTGGCTACCTCGGTTACTCAGGCGCGGGCCAGTCCCCCTTAACGTTCTCCTACGGCCCGTACGGGTTTGGATCGTACGGGTTCGATCCCGGCCAGGCTCAAATGGGCTTCTCGAATCCGATCCCCGCGAAGACGTTCGATACGGCACGGGGAGAGATATGGCAGCCGAAACAGTAAACGGAGGTTTATCGCAATGGCACAGTTAGCGCTTCACATAGGGCCGCCCGCGACGACGATTATGGCGGGGACTACGGGCACAGGGGCGGGCGCATCATACGCTGTCCCGCCGTTCCCCGGCGAAGGTAGGCGCGGCACGATCGTGTGGGAGGTGATCACCGCCTGTACGGCGTTAACCGCCGTCTTGCAGGGATCGCTCGATAATAGCCGCTGGTTTCCGCTCGACTCGTATATCACGGCGGCCGGCGGGAACGCCTTACAAGTGGCCGTCAATAACCCCGTGAACTTCGTCCGGGCGAATGTAACGGCGACCGATGGCGGCGCCACGAGCGTTGCGGTACAATTATAACGTACGGCGAATCCCCCGATAAAGGGGGTTTTGTAACGGAGAATATCAATGCCCGCAACTTCCGTAAAGCAGCGTAGGATGATGGCGATTGCCGAGCATCACCCGGAGAAGCTCAATAAGGAGAATCGTGGCGTTTTGTCAATGTCGCACGGGCAGCTTCACGATTTCGCTTCCACCTCGGAGGGTAATCTGCCGAAGGAATCCAAGGGCTTTCGTTTCCCCAGCCGGAGGAATTAAATGGCGATGAGTTTACGTTCCAAGGGCAAGGCGTCGGGCGCGGCGGGTTCGATTCTCGGCAAGATGCACGATGAATACGGGAAGAAGACGGGCCAACGCGTGTTCGCGATGCCGGAGAACGAACAGAATAAGAAGCAGCGTAAGACGCTATCGCCAACCCCGGGCGCGGCCTCGACCTCGCACGGCTTCAAGTTTCCCTCGCGGGGCTAACACGCGAGGCTGGATCGACAAATCACGTTAAGGAGCTTCACCATGTCTAAAGTCAAGCGTTTCGTTCTGGCCTTGGTTGCGGCGGCCCTGTTCGCGGGGGCGTCGTTCGGCCAAGACCCTTCCAAGTTGTACAGTGTCAGCACGTATCACGGGCCGTTCAGTCCTAGTTACGGCTATACCGCCTTACAGTATCTGGGGCCGTTCTTCGAGATGCCATTCGTGCTTCAGCCGACTGATGCGAACGCACCCACGGCAGGAGGCACGGCGGCGCTATCCGTCTCCTACACCTCGGGTAAGATCTTCGTTGGTGGGACAGCGGTGTACGTTACCGCTGGCACGCTCGGCTCGCTTACCGCCTCCGCCACAAGCTGCTCCGCTCCGACGTTCTCAAGCTGCGATATCGTCTACGCCAATAGTTCGGGAACCGTCGCCTTCACCCAGACGTTCGCTACGGCCTTGGGGAGCGCAAATTCGATCCTCGCGTTCGTAACGACCAGCGGCACAACGGTCACGGGCGTAACCTATCCCTACGAGGATACGACTCGTTACAGTCAAACCGCTGGACCTACCGCGATCACCGGATCACTCACGGTATCGACGACTCTCGGCGTTACGGGGGCGTCAACCTTGACGGGAAACACCTCCGTCGGAGGGACGCTCGGCGTTACGGGGGCGGCAACGCTGAATAGTACGCTCGATCAAAAAGGCGCAGCGACCTTTGAGAGTACGGTCGTGGGAGAGTTGCAGCCGGCGGTCGCCGTGGGAGCAACCTTATCCCCAACCTGCGCGCAATCTGGTTCGTTGATTCTCGTCGGAGCGGCCTCGGGTGAAGTCGTGACTCTTCCGGCTGCTGGCGCGGGAACCGTTGGTTGCTGGTTCGATTTCGTTATCACCGTTTCCAATACTTCCGCTGCCAACGAAATCGCGACCACCGGCTCCAATTACTTACTGGGTTCCGTCGCGCATTCCGCTACGGGTATCGCCGCATTAACTTTCTGGGCGGACGGTTCCAGCATTAAAGCGCTTAAAATGGATGGCGCGCACCTGGGCGGCCTAATTGGCAGCACGCTCCGCGTCGTCGGTATTTCCGCGACGCAATGGGCGATCTCCGGTACGAATCTCTGTACGTCGCCTTGCACCACGGGATTCACCGCAACGCCGTAAGCGTGGTAACAGAGAGAGGTTCGTGCTATGGTAACGCTCCTTCCGGCGTCGAGGGCGAGCGAGGATGATAAGGGTAGCAGCGCCAAGCCTGCCCGCCATATCCGTTTCGCCCTCGATGCGCCCCAAGACGCGAAAAAGGTCAAGGTAAAGGCGAAGTTTACGTTTCCCTCACGGAAAAAGGCGGATAACGATGAGCGCATGGGCGGCGGTTAAGCGTATCCTCTATCGGCTCGTTCCTCTTTTGGCGTACGTTGATCGCTTGGAGGACGAGGTTGCAGCGTTAAAATCCCAACGCGATACGTTGCAGGGGTACGTGCTGGAAATGACGAAACGCGCCTACTTCCCCGATTCGTCTCCTCTCTCCCCCGCGGAACCTGCGTCGATCCCAACCGACGATCTACGCACCTACGTCGAGCGGCGCGAACGCCAAACTTTGAACGCCCACCTTAAAGGGCTGGGTTTCGCCGACCTCGCCGAGTACGAGCGCTCGTTAACCGAGGAGCCTGCGCCTACTGAGGGAGCCCGTTAATGGCAACCGCGATCATGGCCCGCCCGTCCGATAACAGCGCCGTAGCCGCGTCTTCCCCTCCCCAGCCCCAGCGTACAGAAGACGATATCATCAACGAAGGTCTCGATGGGCCCGACGGTCAAGACGAGCTGATGCCCGGCGTAACCAAGGATTTAGAGGACGCCTTAATCTCGATTATCGTGGACGAGTACGAGCGTGAGTCGTACCCAACGTGGCGTTTCCAGAACCGCGACGTGATGCAGGCGGAGGCTTTCTGGAAGGATCTCCAGTATAACTTTTACGATTGGGAGACCGATACCTACCGAATCCCCTCGTTAAAGGACGTGACTCATGGAGCCGACGATGGAGAGAAGACCAAGTACGTTACTAACCTCTATCGCGCGCTGGGCTGGACCGTCATTAGTATCCTGGGCCAGCGCGTCCCGTCTACTATCTTCCTACCCGTCGATTACACGAAGTCCGTTGACGTTCTTGCAGCAGCGGCGGCCTCAGACGTTGCCCCGATCATCGAGCGCAACAACCGCGTAAGTCTCCAGCATATCAAAGCGTGCTATTACCTGTTTACGGGGGGACTCTTCGGAGGGTACGTCCGCTGGGTCGCCGATCCTGAGAAGTTCGGATATGAAGCGAACGATGAGGTTGGGCTCGCGAGCTTCGTACGCTGCCCCAACTGCGGCGAGATGACTCCGCTGGAGAAGGCTCAGCAGGCACAGATGTGTGATTCTTGCGGGCAGCCTCTACCCCCCGATGCCCAGACGCAGACGATCCAAGTGCCGCGGATCACAGGGGCGCGCAAAACGGCGAAGGGACAGGAAACGATCACGTTGCACGGCCAGCTTGAGCTGCGCCTGCCGCCGTGGGTGCAGGAGACGGGTGATTGTCCCTATATCGGGCTGGTGAATGAGGTTCATGTCTCCAAGTTACGCCAGCTTTATGGGAAGCGCGCGGAGAAGGTCCAAGGTGGGTACGGGACGTCGGGAGCGTACGATATCGATGATCGATTCTACCGTTTATCGCTACTCGAACCGTCGATTATCTACAACTCCTTCGCCAACACGAACCTCGTAACATTCAAGCGCTACTGGATCGAACCGTCGAGTTTCTATCTTCTACCCGACGACGATAAAAACGGCGCGACGGACGAAAACGGCGAACCCGTACGGTCCAAGCGCCAACGTTTACTCGATCTCTTCCCCGACGGCGCATATGTCGCGTTCGTCGGCGGCCAGAATATCATCCTCGATCTGAAGAACGAATCGAAGCGCGAGCACTGGGATATCTGCCGGGGGATGGAGGGGCATGGGATGTTCACACCTGCCCTCGGCCGTTCCGCCGTGTCGATTCAGAAGCGTCTCAATGAGTTGATGAATTTCGTCATGGAATGGATCGAGTATAGCGCGGCCGGCGCAGGGACGTTCGTGAACGTCGGGCTGATGAACGTCAACGCTTTAACGAAGCAGCGTAAGGCGCCGGGTAGGATATACCCCATACGCCTGCCAGGAGGCCAATCACTTGCCAACGCCGTCTACGAGTCCAAGCCCCCGTCGATGGCAGGAGAAGTGTTTAAGCATATCGACGATCTCACAAGCTTCGGCCAGCAAGTTACCGGAGCAGTTCCCACCGTTTCCGGTGGCACCGATATGTCTCTCAAACCTACCACGTATCTTGCAGATCGTGAACAAGCTTTGGGAAAGTTGTTCGTCCCCTGGCAGCATCTCCGCGAATTCTGGGCGCGGATGCAATATCTCGCGGTGAAGTGCTTCGCTGATAACCGCACCGACGATGAGAAGTATAGCTTACCGTCGGCTGATGGCGGCCAGATCCAGGGTGTCGTAAGACTCAGTGATCTATCGGGGGAATTTACCGCTTATCCCGAGGTCAACGATACGTTCCCACGTTTGTGGCACGATCAACAGGCACAATTTAAGGAGTTGATGAATAGCCAGGATCCGGTCGTACAGGCGTGGCTCGGCGATGCGGCGAATACGGGATATATCAAGTCGATGCTGGGCTCGCCGCAAATCTTTATCCCCGGCGCCGATGACGTGAAGAAGCAGAAGCTCGAAACGTCGCAGATGTTGATGGGTCAGCCCGCGATGTCAACCGACCCCGCCACGGGCCAGCAGCAGGTGATTCCGTCGGTGATACCCGATGAGTACGAGGATAGCCATCAGGAACATGAGCAGGAGGTTAAGCGCTGGGCGGTATCGAACGAGGGTACACGCGCCAAACGTGAGCAGCCGATGGGGTATATGAATGTGATCGCCCACGGTAAGATGCACCACGAGATGGGTCTGATGCAGGCGGTTAAGGATCAGGCGACGGTTCAGTCGGCGCAGATGGCGATGGGCGGAGGGATGCCACAGCCGGGACAACCGGGGCAAGCGGGGCCGCCGCAAGCCGCCGGGCCGCCTAAATAAGTTCGCAGGAAGCAGCAACGTTGTTGTTGTATAAATCAAAAGGAGGTGCCTATGGCACAGGTGACGGAACAGGAGTTGGAACAAGCGAAGCGCGACGGCGCACAGAGAGAAGCGCGTTTGCAACAGGCGCGTGAGTATGGTGCGAGCCAAATTACGTATATTATGAACGAAAAAGCGCAACTTTACGCGCGTATCGCTGAACTCGATAAGCAACAGAACGAATTGCTTGGGGATTTTGGTGGTTTGCAAACTGGGAAACTTGAAGCGCAGAAGGCCTGGCAAGCGCAGACACGCCCTGATCATCTTCCCTGCCCGATGTGCGGCCGGTAAGAAAAAATAGGTTGGTTTTTCCAAATCGTCTTCCCGTAACAGTCGCGAGGAAGCGGCACGTACTCCAGGACTGCAAGGAGTAACATATTATGGACAACGAAACACTCTTCGGTATAAGCACGCCTGTTTTAGACTTCACCCCTTTCGCGAAATATAACCACCTTACGTCGGGCGACGGCGGCGCGGCTCCCGGCGGAGGTGCTTCGGCGGACCCCGGAGCGGGCGCGGGAGGCGGTGGCGATGCGGGCGGAGGCGCTTCCGACGCAGGCGCGGGCGGCGGCGGGCAACCGGACGCGGAAGCGGCTTTTCTAAGCGATGCTTCAACCACGCAGGAAGGCGATACCACAACTGCGGCGGAGGAGGTTACGCCCGGCGAAGGTGAGACTGCGGAGACAACGGAGGAGATTGATCCGGCCACGGGCTTACCCAAGCCCAAAGCCGCTCCGCAGCTAACCCCCGAGCAGCAGGAACAACAACGGGTCGAGGATGAGACACTCAAAGACTTCTACGCCGCGACCCCGGCCCTAAAGGAGTTCCTTAAGACGAATCCGACCGCCCGTGCGCAGTTCTTCAAAGCCGCGCAGATGAATCAGATCTACTCGTCCGTGGACGATGCGCGTATGGCGGCTGAGTACGCTTCCGAGTTATCGAATTTCGATAAGCTGTATGCGTCGGGGAAGCCCGAGGATACCAAAGCGTTCGTCGATTCACTCTGGACGAATTCGTTGCAGAACCCCGATCAGGCGTATCACCCGACGGCGAATCCCTCACGCGGGAACTTTGAACGCATTGCTACGGCGATGACCCAAGTTGGATTCCAGGGTGTACTCGGCAACATCGAGAAGGCGGCCCAGGCGGTGGGTCTGCAACCTGCCCAGGCTCAGCGGGCGCTCGAATACGTCGCGTCGATGCTGGGGATAAGCGTTAAAGGGTTAAACGCGGTACGGGGCGGGGGAGCGGCGCCAGGCGGGCAACCGGGCGCGCCCAATCCTCAAGACGAAGCTTTAACCGCGCGCGAGCAGGCTATAATCGCCCGTGAACAAGCTGCATCTACCCGCGATCAGCAAGCGTTTGAATCGAGTGTCTCGACGGCGGTTAATACGCACGTCGCGGGCGAAGTCGATAAGCTGCTTAAGCCCGCGGCCGGGGCGCTTGCAAAACAGCCGAAATTCATTCAAGATAATATACGTCAGACGATTGTGTCCCGTACGGTGAACGCAATCGAGAACGACAAGCCTTTTCAGGTGCGGTTCAATACGGCGGAGCTTCGCGGGGATCGCAGTCCCGCGCACCAGACGGAGTTGGTTAGCCTCTGGAAGTCGCGCGTTAACGACGAGTTACCCCGGCAGGCTGCATCGGTGCTACAGGAAGCGGGCTTGAGTATTGTGACGGCGAATCAACAGAGGCTTAACGCCAAACTCGCTGCGGGAGGTAGGCGCGAAGTCCCGTCATCGTCGTCACCAGGACGTGTAACGGCACCCGGAGCAAGGCCAGGGGGACGCGGCACCCCACCCAACGCCGGCAAGGGCCAAAGCTGGGACGCACACGCGGATAAAGTGTTAGATCGATTCATCGAGACAGGTGAGTAACAGGTACAAGGTAAAAGAGGAGTCAAAACTTACCACACGTGTTGTGGAGGTTAACCGCAATTTCGTACGAGGTTCTATCAATGGCCCAAGCAACAGCGGATGTCGTCGGCCTGCAACTCGAAAAGGTGCGCCGCAAGCTCCCCGAGTTGTTTGAATACGAAGACACCCTTTTCAGTACTATCCAGAACCGCCAGGACGTGGAGAAGGTCTCCAGCCGCGTGACCCGCGTCCCGCTGCAAGTACGTCCCGGTTCGCGTTTTGGTATCGTTAATCTTGCGGGTGGACCGCTCGGACGCGGCACCGGCACCCACTATGACTTCGCGTCTCTCGCACCTATTGCTTCCCGCATCGCGATCGAGATCAACGACGATGCTCTGGCGCAAACCGACGGTGAACCCAAAGCGATCCGTAAGCTTCTGGCACAGGAAATCAAGAACGGTATGCGCGAGTTTCGGCGCCAACTCAACGCCCAGCTTCAAACCGCGGGCGATTGCGTTCAGGCGACCGTCTCCGCCGCGACCGCTACCACCATCACCGTCAACAACGCGCCGTTCTACGCTCAGCTTCTCCGCGCGCAGCAGATCATCCAAGTGTATGATTCCACCATCACCACCAACAAGGGATCATGCACGATCCAGTACATCGACTACCCCAACAACGTCCTCACTGTTGATGCCACGCCCACGGGCGGGGGTGGGGTGATCTCAACCGACGTGATCCTGCTTGAAGGTGTTTCCGGTGCCAACCCCGTCGGGTACTTTGGCATTCCCTATCACATCTCACCCTCGGCGATCGGCACGTGGCTGAATATGAGCCGCGTAACGACTCCCGAGATCCGCGCCAGTAACTTCGATGTCGGTGGAAACGCCCTCACTACGTTCCCGATACGCCTCTTGCTCACCAAGATCAGGCAGCGTATTGCGGGATCGGCGTCAGCGGGCGCGCTTAAGTCACTCCGCGCCCACCTCCACGATACCCAGGCGGCCGCGTACGAGGAGCTGGCCGTACTCGTCACCAAGATCGAGAAGGGCTCGGGGAACGAGTCGATCGATATGCTGTTTGGCGATCAGCGTATGGCTGGAGTACCCCAGATGCGCGATATCCATGCGGCTCGCAATCGAATCGATTTCCTCCACCTCGATTCGTGGGGACGCGTTGAGTCTTTACCCGTGGACTTCATCAAGAAGCCCGACGGGACGTATATCGAGCGCCCGATTGATTCGGCCACGGGATCGCCGATTGCGGCGATTCTGTTCTGGATCGTGTGGTTCGGCCAGTTTTTCGTCGAGAACCCCGCAACGCAAGGAGATATCACAACCTTGGCAATCGCTGCCGGTTACGACGCGTTATAACCTTGACTAAAGGGAGAGGATTAGAATGGTGCATAACTCTTACGTTCCTACGCTCCAGACTGATCCTCTCCCCCTGCACTTCAACCGTGATTCCTTCGCCGCCGCGAACGATGCAAACCTGCCGTTCCTGAACATCGACGGCGAACCGGACGACGATGGGGGCGAGATTTGCAAGCAACCCTCAGACGGGCTTGGCTCGCCCCCTGCGTCGGGTTTGATTACGATAGGCGTTAACGATGGGCGCCTGCGTAAATCCGAGATCGAGGCACTCAATACTTACCTCGCGCGCCACGGCGGCCAGTATGAGGGGCATCAACTCTTTCGGATCTCCTGGGCGGCGGAGGACAACTATGGGCTGCTTAAGGCGCATGAGTCTACGTGCCCGAAACGCGACCCTGGTGATTTTGATTGTGGTTGTCCAATATCTACTGACGCTCGCATACCGATCTGCTTTCACCCGATACAAGGTTGTTACCATCTATTGTCTTGGCAGCCTCCTACGGGCGAAGAAGTCATTGCTGCGGGTATACTTGGCCCCGCCCACGTCGAGCAGGCCAAGCAAGAAGCTAAAGAAGGATCGTGGTCTTGTGTGATGCACTTCTGTGATCCGCTGCCGCCGAATCTACCGTTCAATCCTACGGCGGCGATCTTGGAGACGATTGTTCCGATCATCAACGAGGAGGCGAAGCGGTACAAAGCGGCGTTACACGGTGCGAATGCGGTTTTAATGCGCGAACGGGCGAAACGTGTCGAGCAGATCAAGCGGGAACGCGCCCGGCAGGAGACGGCATACGATCAACGCGCTGATGATATTCTACGCGACGCGGAACCGGCGTTCGGCGGTGTCCCCTTCGCGGGCTCGGGAGAGAAGCATATGCAGGAATCCGACAAATCAGCGGGGGACGCGATACGGGACGGCGCCCAGAATCCCGCCCCCGAATTAGACGGCCCCGTACTGACGCTTGGGCGTATTAAACGCACCAAATAAAGTACGTTTGGCAACTGAAAGGGGAACGACGTACGGCATAATTAACTTGCCGGCGTACAGCAACAAACACTTGTATAAAGGAGGATACGGCGATGGACAGACGCAACTTTCTGAGAAATCTCGCTCTCCCTGCGACGATTACGGCGGCGGGTTTATTGGTTCCGTCTCTACGCCTGCGCTCCTACTTCTTTACTCGCGACTGGCGGTCGCGGGATCGAACGCCGGTAACCGCAACGTTCAAGATGCTCCCCGACGGCTCGTGGGAGTTTGTATCAGCGCAAGGGGCGAGGTTATCGGAGCACGGGAAACTAGTTCCGCCGTGGGGTTGGGATAGGCAGGAATGGCGGCTAGACGATTATGCGTTCTATCGTTCGCAGAATCTCGGCGGAGAACGTCGAGATGAAGTTCAGCTTATTTACGTCCCGCAAAACGAGGTGCATCACTACAGTGTTGTTCCCGCGAGTAAATACCATTATGTGAACGGCAGGCTACATGTTGCGCCGTTCGGCTCCGGGGCCAAATTCCCTAGCCGTGGCCCGAATCGCAAGAGCTGGGGGTCTGAGGTTTTCGCGGAGGATAATCCTGTTGCTCTCTGGCTATCCGGGGCAAACGATCTGGAAGAAGAGAAGAAATGGGTCGAGGAGGTTATCTCGATCTAAGATACGGAAGCAAACTATCTAAAGGAGGCTTTACCCATGGCACTTACCGCCAAAATCGCAACCGTCAGTATGATCTCGGTCCACGAGGAGGACGATGGTGTGTTCTACGATGTCCCCAACGTCTTCCCAGGGAAGTTCTGGATTCCACCGATAACCGCCCCGCAACAAACGTTGATCTTACGCTGTAAGACCGCCGTGCGAACGCTGGGCTCGACCGCTCCTGAGCGCTTCCAATATGCGCATATCAAGGTTACGACCGAGAACCCGCCGCGCAAGTATATCCTCCTCACGATCCCCGAGGCGACTACGTTCCGCTATGGGACGGAGAAGCAGCTCTTGGACGAGTACAACCAGAAGATGTTCCCCGATATCGAGCGCGCTCCGTTGTACGTCAAGCCCGAGCACGTCGCCAACGATATCGAACGGGCGTTTGGGCGGATGGGGGTTATTGCCATCGCCAGTTACGATGGTGAGGCGTCGGCGACCCAGAAGGAGCTAAAACGCTCCCGCGATTTGTACCAAACGTGGATGATCCGCCGCATCAACGAAACCAACAGAAACTACGCCCGGCACGGGTTCGCCGAGGTCACGAAGCAGACGCTTAACATCGTGAATAGATTATACCGTGACCATCTGATCCCCGCATTACCCTCTTGGGCGTCGATCAACCCCGATATCGGCTCCTCATCGGGCCAACTCTCGTGCCCGAATTGCCACCAGGTTGTGCTGCCGGGGACTGCGCAGTGTAAGTGCGGGGTGGTGATTAACTGGGCTTTGGCGTTGGAATACGGGCTGAAAACCGAAGCGGAAGTCCCCAAGAACAAGCGCCAGGAGGCGGGTTTAGAGGGGCCGGTTACTACGCCGTCCACGGCAGTCCCCGTGCCGGTGGTCGGGACGCTGCCCGATAACGCCGTTGTCGCCATCGTCGAAAAGGGCGCGGGGATACGAACGATTTCAGCCTCCGACGTTCCCCTCGATATGTCCGAGCAGTCGTTCGGCGGCGAGCAGATCCGCGGGACAAACGCCGATCAGGATCAAGTCGTAGAGGAGATTGCGGAGATGGATGATACGCCAGAGCCCGTAAGCGCGGGACGCGGGCCTAAAGCTGTACGTCGAGGAGGCCGATGATGGTAACAATATCCAGATTCGAGCATAAAGTATCGCCCGCCGTAAACGACTTCGGCACGGGACAGATGCACTCGTTCGCTTTCACGCTTGCGCCGCATCTACCCCGGGAGCATGAGAAGCTTCTACGGGTCTTCGATGCGGATGACGCGTCGGCGATTTTACGCGTCGTAGGCGGAGAGTTTCTGCTTCTCGTGGATGCGTATGTCTTCGATACGCCGGTAGTACCGGAGCCGCCGCCCACGCCCACACCCGGGGGAGAGACGGAGCCGCTACCGGGACCGGAACCCGCTCCAGAGTTGCAGTCAGAGCCGGAGTCAGAGCGAGGCGCGTAATGCCTGCCGTAACCGTCCATGATGTCGGCGACGTGATCGAAAGCGCCGCTGCGAAACTCAACGATACCCAGCAAGCGATCTGGACCGACGCGCGTCTAATGCCCCACGTTAAGGCGGCCGTAAACTGGCTCGCGTCCCAAATCGCCAACATCTCGACGCAGTACTTCGAAAAGGTGGCGGGCCAGCCTTATTCGAGTGATATCGTCTACGCCGGTGGTACGGTCGATCTTACCTTGTCTTTACCCGCCGACCTCTACGAGCCCGAGTCTCTCGAATATCGCCTCACTGCCGCCGAGGAGTGGTCGCCGATGGAGCGTACGTCGGCGTTACCGTCACAGGTGACATCACAGCCTGGCGTGCTCACTACATGGGAATGGTCGGGGAGGACGTTGCGCGTCAACCCCTGCACGGCGAACGCGCTGATACGTCTGCGGTATCTCGCGTTGATGCCCGATGTCGATGATGTGGGTAACCCGATCCCCATCGACAACTGCGTCCAAGCGTTAGCCTTCGCTACGGCCGCGAACGCTTATGCGGCACGTGGCCAGGCGACCCAGGCGGCGGCGATGTGGGGCAAGGAAGGCGACCCGCCGTCGGGCGCGTGTATGTATCTGGGGCTGGTTCTTGGTATAATTGTAAAGAACGAGCAGTTACTACCGAGGCGGGCGGCCCCGTTCTCGTCGGGTACGTTCGGATCGCAATACGGCTGGCCCCGGCCTTAACGCGGGCGAGGAGATGAACTATGGCAGCTTTGAAGATCACGCTTCTACCCACGCTTATCGTCGAGGAAGGGAATATGCTCCTCGTGAAGGGCGAGGTCCGTTTTGATAATGGGGATTACGCCGCGGGTGGAATCAAGGCCCAGTGGGATTACACCACCACACCCAGTACCCACTTCGCCGTGTTCCGGCAGACGGGTTTGATCCACGCGTCCTTACCGGCGCTGGCGATGGATTTCCGCAGCGGCGACTCGGCGTATGCTTTGTACGGGCGGGTTTCCGTGGTTACGCCGTTGGCTACGCCGCGGGTCATGGTTACGACCGTCGCTACGGGCGTGGAGGTTGGTGCGGGCGCGTTAGCAGCGGGGATGCAATCGCCCACGGCGCCGCACGAATTCGCGCTTCGGTTCGCGAAGAATATCTAACGGTAAAGGGCCGTGCGCGAGTCCAAGGTGTACGGCCCCTATCTCCCCGTAAGCGAGGCTTGCGTGTGTTTGTCGGTTTCAAAGCAACGAACTTCGAGAAGCTCGGTGGCTTATTCTCCTTCCTTTTCACCGAGGATGTTCCCGACGGGTTTAGCCCCGCTCTCTCCAATATACGCTTCAAACCCGGCGCCGTGGAGTCGCGCCCTGGGCTAGGCTCTGGTGCCTGGTCCAAACCCGCCCATACGTTCTACGGTTTAAGCCAATTCCTCGATAATTTGGGAACGCAGCATAACCTTACGCTCGACGAGTCGGGGAACATCGACCAGCAGCTCGGGATGGGCGTAACGTCGGTAGCTTTGGGTGTATGCCTGCCGGGATCGCGTTTATCCACCACCAGTCTCAATAACCGCCACTATATGGCGTTCTACCAGCCGGAGGTGCTGCCGGGGGGTTCGGTCGTGGCGCTCGATTCGCTCGGGAACCTCGATCCCGTCGCTCCCCTCGGCCCCGCGACTAAAGATCACCTCGGATCGACGGGTTATATCACCGCAGGCTCGCCTACGATCACGAACGTCACCCAGATCCAAACGTGGTGCCTCGGCGACTTAATCGGCGACTCCCAGAACGCGATTGTGGGAACGACGAACCCTACAACGCTCGCGTACGTCATCGCCGTCGATTACGTCAACAACACCCTCACCGTCTCGCAAAACGCCGTGAACGCGTCGAATCGCGGGCCGGATTTCCTCAGTGCGACTTTATTCTACCCGTTGCTCTACGTCCAAGACGATGTTCTACCGGGGCAGATTATCGCTGCGGCGCTCGTTAATCCCGGGACGCTCTATCACGCGGGCGATGTTTTAATGCCCACCGCCTTGGCGTTAGGCCCGATCTCGCTGTACGCGATCAACGCGCCCGGGACGGCGTATGCTATCAGTGACACATTCCTTCTGAATAATCCCTTGTATCCGGCTTCGGTTCTGGCCCAGGGGACTGTCACCTCCGTAGACTCATCGGGAGTAGTTCTCGCGTTCTATCTAACGACGTTTGGTACGTTGTACTCCGTGGCGACGGGGTATGTGGCGGGTACGACTTTCGGCGCGGGGCACGGTTTAACCATCGACGTCACGGCGATTGGTACGGGCGGGGCGGGGACGGGCGGGACGATTACGATCAATACCGTAGACGCCATCACCGGGGCGATCCTCACCTACACCGCTAACTTCGCCGGATCGTACAACTGGTATCCGGGGGCGAGTTTCGCGCTCGCGGGGGGCCACGGGATAGGCGCGACTCTGACGATCACGCAAGTCGCCGATAGCACGTACGTCTCGGGGGAGATATCGGCGGGTTTGCATGGGATTGCCGTATCGTTCCGCACACGGTCGGGGGCGTATACCGAACCGTGCGCGTTGTGCTTCTGGGAGGCGGCGGGTAACAGAAAGGTCGTGGTGAGTTATGCCAACGCGCAGTTTGATCTACTCAATACGTACGATCCCACATATACGGCGCTGACGTTCTTCTTCACCCAGGCCGATGATCTCCACATCTATCAAATCCCAGCGTCGATTGTGGGCGCTTCCAATTTGCTGACCGTAATCTTCGATTTCTACGATACGGACCTTACGGGTGGTGATTTGCAGGATAACCTCTACGACAACGAACGTCTCAGCGACCAGGCGGGTTTAACTCAATACAACTCGCGTTTAGTAACGTGGGGCGGCCTCGCAACACTTGATCTCGCCGGTATGGATCTCCTCGGGATCCTTGAACCGGGCTCGCACGCTTTCAAGGTTCCCTACGGGTGGGCGCCGGGGACTAATAATCACGCGGCTTTGTACTGGGAGGATAGTGTCGCAGGGCAGAACCCCGGCGCGCGTCCGGGGGTTATAATTCTCGCCGATGGAGCGACGGCAACGGTCGGAGAAATATGGCAATCGGAGGCGGCTTCCGTTATGCGCCCCTTAACCTCGTACACCGTACGCTTATGGCTCAAGCAGATGGGCGGGATGAACGCCGGGGCACTGGCGATTAACCTCATCGGGACGAATATCGGCGGGGGAACAGGCGCGACGGCCGGCTTCGTTATCCCCTACACGTCGCTTACAACCTCTTGGCAGCAGTTCGAAGGGGCGATCTGCACGGCGTCGGATATACCCGTGGGCACCGTGAACAATCAAGTCGCCGTAGATCTACGCTTGCGGATCGCGCTCACAGGGACCGCCGGACCCTTCGGTACGGGCGTGATCATATCGCGTTTGCAGATCTATCCGACGGCGGCGCCGTACGACGCATCCGTTATCCGATTCTCCGATCCTTATAACGCCGACCGCTTCGACGGGATCAGCGGGTTTCAACAGGTTACCAAAGACGACGGCGAGCGCGTAACCTCGTGCCGCACTCTACGCTGGTATTTCTACATTCATAAGGAACGGTCGATGCACGTGACATTCGACGATGGGCAGAATCCCCCGTCGTTGTGGACTTCTAATCTTGTGGATTCGTCGGCGGGAGCGGCTTCGCCAAACGCAACGCTGGCGACGGAATCGTTCATTATATCGGCGGCGCGTCCTGGCGCATATGTGTTCTTCGGTGGCAAGCCCACGAAACTCTCGCAGGAGATTCAGACCACGTGGGATCGGATCAACTGGACGTATGCGTCGGTGATACATATCGCTCTGGACCCTCGCCTGCACATCGTTTATATGCTCGTGCCGCTCGATGCCGAGACCATACCGAGCGCGGCTTTGATCCTCGATTATACGGAGGGTTTTGGGCAGGAGGATGAGCCGGGCGGGCGTAAGTGGGGATTCGATCAGTATCCCAGGAACGTAGGGCACACCGGCGTTGAGTTCGTGACACCCCACGCGCCGGTGTTGCCCCATACGATCAACGTCCTGTCGATTCTAATCGGCGAATCCCCCACCCACACTCAAAGCACGTGGTTCGCAGGTACGTCGATCGCTTCCCCGGGGACGGCGAAAGTTTACCTATTGGGTGCCCAGGGTGATCTCGACGACGGTCTCGCCGTCGATTCGTTTTACGAGACCTCGTATGCGCGCGCCACCCCTAACGGTACGTCGCTGTTCGGCGGAATCGCGTATACGCTGGCGGGATCGGGAACGTTGCTCAACTCACTGTTACCGCTGGGATCGCAAGCGGGTGATTCGCGCGAGGCTATTCTCCAGCCGCAGACTATGGACCTGCCGTTAACGCGCGATTTGGAAGTTTACGCCGATCTGGAGACGGAGCGGGCGCGCGCGCGCTTCGAGACGAATCATCTACAACCCGCCGTGGAACAGAATCCCCCAACTGCGTGCGATTACTTTCAGGTGAGGCGGGTGGGGATATACGCCGCGCCGTGGGCTCCCCAGAGGGTGCATTAAAATGACAACGTTAAAACGCTTGCTTACGATCCTCGCATGGTTTGCGCTTGCGGTGCCGTTATTCGCCACGCAGATTACCCTCAACGCTAATCTCGCGGATATCACGGGTACGGCGGTGACTTCCAAGGCGTACATGACCTTCACGCTTCAGAACACCGTGACGCAGATCCCGGTGGTCACGGGAGGCGGGGCGGTTATAGTACCTGCCGGTCCTCAATATCCCGATAACACGGGCCTCGTAAGCGTCTCGCTGACCGCCAACGACACGATCACGCCGATCGCGACGTATTATAGGATATGTGTCTTCCAGAATGGTTTACAGTATCGCTGCAACGATTATCTGATCTCGACCGTTCACGGGCTAACCCAAGTTCTATCGACGCTTACGCCGCTCAATCCTCCGCCCGCCCCCGCGCCGCCGCTCGCGACCGTACCCCCCAACGAGGGAGGCACGGGCGCAACATCAAATCCCCCGGTGCACGGTGTCGCTGTTGCCGAGGGTGCGTTGCCATTCAACTTTATACCGCCGACGGGTTTGAATCAGTGTTTTATCGGCAGCGCCGGGAGCGATCCGTTGTGGGGATCGTGTTCCGGGTTACCATCGTCCCCGCAGATTGGGAACGGCGTGACGATGCTGGACGCCGCATCGTTCGCGGGGGGTTCGTCCACGGGTGGGATACAGGAGGCGATTAACGCCGTAACATCACCGGGTGAGGTGTACGTTTCGGCGCTGGTTAACGCGACGGCTGCGATCACGATGAAAGCGGGTGTAAATGTCCGGTGTCTTGGGGATAACGTCGGCGTGACCTTCACGGGGGCGACGGATGGGTTCGTTTGGCCCAGCACGGCGGGACAAGCGCGTTTATACGGGTGCCGGGTTATCGCCGGAAACGCCTCGAACGGCAAGGCGCTGGATATCGAGGACGCGATACTGGCGGCGGGGAACGTGGTGGTAGAAGACGTGCGGGTTACGTCCGACAACCCCCCGACGCACGTATGGGCTTACGGGACGTTCCTTGAGAACGCGCTTCTGGAGCGGTTTGTCCGGGTCTTTTTTGAATCGGCGACGGTTCATATCCATACCGAGGGGGTATCGAATAGCGTAGACTTCGATTCGATCAACCTTACGTCGAATATCGCCGGAGTGACCTACGTGGATATCCAAGGAGGCGAACCTATAACCTTTTTGGGTGGGGAGATCGAGGGAAACGCGTCGGGTGAGCTGGTAAAGGTCACGCAGCCGGGGGCGGCGGCGACGTTGGTGCGCTTCATCGGAACGGCCTTCGAGAACGCCAACGCCGCGGGGATAGGGATACACGCGAACGGCGCGGAGGTTGACTGTACGAGTTGTCAGATTCATGCGGCGACGCAGTTAGGATTCGTGATCGGCGATGTGTCGGTGACGCACCATTGTAAGGTTGTTGGTGGAGGGATATCGTCGTGGACACTGGGGGCGAACGCTTCCGAGAACACGATCCAGGGGTACGATTACACAGGGTCAGATCCGGTGGATAGCAGCACGGGATTCAACGTACTCCTCAATAATAACCGCGTCACGGATCTTGCCTTCTACCCTACGCAGTCTTTACTTGTGGGGCCGGGCGGGTTTAAGTTCGTACCGCAGTCCACGGCCTCGACCCCGGTTCAATTCTTGCAGGCGACTGGAAGCACCCACGACCTCACGCAATGGCTCGATTCCGGCAGCGTGGTGCAGGCGGGGGTTACCAACGCGCTTCAAATATACTCGAATGCCGGATTCACCGTGGGCGCCAATACGATCACCAACGGCGGAGGGAGCCTTACGTTCGCCAGTCTCCTCCCCATCTTCTCGCAGAATAACGCGAACGTAGGGACACTGATCCCTATCCATCGTTTCCTTGCTCCTAATGCGCCCCTAGCGACGGCGGGTTTAGGTCCGTATATCAACATCGGAATCGCCAGCTCGACGGACAACTCCGGCGCGGTGGGGTTCGCGAATCTGGGCGTGGGCACTACCGCTAATTATATGTGGCTGGGGATATACGGGCGTACTCCCGCGCTTTCCATATTTGGCTCGGGTGTGGGTATCGGAACGGGAGCAACCGCCCCACCGGCCGGTGGGTTGGGGGTCTCGGGGAATATGCTGGCGGGCGGAATAGTGGATGGTTTAACCTTTGTAGGTGTTACGACGGGGCCGGCGATTACCTTGGGCGCGACGTATAAGTCCGAGGATGTGTTCAACCAAGACCCCACGCCTGCGGAAGCGGTTACTTTTGCCTTGCCTCCTGCCGAGAAAGGGCGGAAGGAGTGCGTGGCAAATAGCGATGTAGCAGGTACGCCCGACACAGGTGTGCTTCGAGTTGACGCCGACGGCGCGGGTCAGTATATCCACTACAATGGCGCCCGGAGTTTAACGGGAGGATACATTATCTCGAACGGCGCTGCCGGAGATAAGGGTTGTTTTATAGCCACCAGCGCTACGGACTGGGAATTCTATCCGCAGCTCGGGACGTGGACACTGCACTAAACGGGTGACAACGCACTCAATCCCTATGTTAAAATGTTACTGTATCGAAGCGAGGCTCACAATGAACAAACGGCGTAATCGACTTATTGGCTTGGGAACGTTGGCGATCCTGCTCCTCGCTTCGTTGAGCTTCGGCCAGAACCTGCCCGTTGCAGGCAATCAAACCGATCGTATCCAACCCCACACGATCCCTCTACCAACGGGGCGTTTAGTAGGGACGGTTTACACGACAACGAACGCCGCCTCGGCGACCGATTGCACCGCGGGAGGCGGTTCAACGGTGCATATGTGCCTGTGGAACGGTGCGGCGTGGGTAACGGCGAGTGGGAGTGGCGGCGGCGTCGGGACGGTTACGAGCGTCGGTCTGGCGGGAACGCCGAGTCAAGTCACGGTCACAGGAGCGTCGCCCATTACCGGATCGGGAAGCTGGACGCTGAGCCTTCCGAGCACAATCAATGTGAACGCGCAGACGGCAACAGCGCTGGCGGCTGCCGGTACGGACTGTGGACCGAATCAATATCAATACGGCTCGGATGCCAGCGGGAACGCTCTTTGCACAACTTTGCCTACACAAACAGGCTCTCAGTATATCGCCCCGCAGCCTGTCACCGGATGCGGAGTTGAATGGACAGGGCTGCTTACATTCACCGTGGGGGCCTGCACTTACACGATTGGAGGAGTTACACAGACCAGCGCGGTGACGGCCTTGACGCTCACCGCCGCGAATGGCAGCAATCCTAGAATCGAGCTTATCTACATCGATGGGGCCACAAACACCGTAACTTTCGATGCGGGAACTCCCGCGCCAAGTCCTGCCGTCCCGACTGAAGACCCCAGCACTACTCTGGAATTGACTTCGGTTTACGTGGACACCAGCGCCACGGTGCCCACCAACGCCACGAAGTACGACATCTATCACTCGGACAGCGCCGATTGGACGGCCACCACAGGGGGAACGAACAGCGCTCGCGTTAACACGAATTCAACCAGCAACCCTTACACGGGCGATCCAGTGGAAGTCCTGCACGACATTGAGTTCGGCACCAGCGGGGTCGTGAACAGTACCACCTACGCGCAATTGGCCTATTCCTCGGCAGTGGACATCAGCACGGTCAACAATCTGGTTTTCTATATCCGAAACAAGGCCCTATGGGTCGCTACTCGTTCTATCACAATTCAGTGGCTCTCGACGGGCACCGCAAAGGGGCAAGCGGTCGTTCTGAGCAACGGAGCATTCGGCTTCAACGCCACAACTAACTTCACGACCTACCAGCAGATTTCTATTCCGACTTCGATATTTGGAATCGCGGGGGTTGCGGTCAATGACTTGCGCTTCACGGTGAGCGGCACGGGCACAGCACTGACCGGCTTTTACATTGACGATGTGACCCTGCAAGGTGGCAACACTGGCCTTCCCCTCCCCGCCACGCTGATGAATTTCAAGGGAACGTGGAATTCCACGGCATCTTATCAAGCGAACGATACAGTGGTGAGCGCTGGCATCGGATATGTAGCTTTGGTCCCCAACGTCAACGTTGCGGTCACGACAACGGCAACCTGGGCGGCGGTGGGCAAGGCTGGAACAGTTACTTCCGTCGCCGTGAGTTCGCCTCTCGGTGGTGGTCCAATTACAGGTTCAGGGACTTTAACTTGTGCCACTTGCGCAATCGGACCAGGAACCTCGACAGCTAATCACTTAGCAAAATTCTCTGGGGTTGATGGTTTAACCTTGGCTGATGGTGGAATAATCCCTGCTGGCAACCTTACCGCTACCACGCCGACGGCGAACGGCGTGATGACAGGCGCGGGAACCCAAGCCCTCAATGTAACCGCTGCTGGGAAAACGGGACAGGTTTTTACCTCGACGAATGCCGCGCAACCGGCCTTCGCGTCACCCGGCATCGGTAAGGGCAACGGAGGGGCAGATGTTACCGGGGCTTCTTATCTCCTTAAGTGTGACAGTAGCACGGCGATTCTTGACCGTGGAACCGAGGTGGTATTCGCCTCGGGTGCAAGTACGCCGGTTGTGCCTGATCCTACCGACACAGGTTGCGGCGCGAGCTACGCCGTCAAGGTTCTGGACAAAAATGCGGGTTCCCTTGTCTTCGGACGTGAGACGAGCGCTACGACGTTTGATGTGTACGGTGGAGCATCTACACTGCTCGCGCAAACATCTTTTACTTTGACCAATAGCCAGTCGGCTGTCGTGGCTGCCGACAGCACGACCCATTACATCGTGACGGTTACGGGCGGAGCCAGCGGCCTCAGTAGCGTCGGCCTCACCACGCCCACTGACATCCTCACCACGACGGGCTCGCCATTGACCAGCAACGGCACGCTGGCGGTGACAAAGGCCATCCAATCACCTAACACTTTTTGGCGTGGCGGCACTTCGGCTTCAACTGGTAATATTGTTCAATCCAATACGGGATTTGCAAACGCCCCCAGTACATTGACGGTTAGTTTCAATAATCCCAATACAGCAGGGGACCTTTTGATTGTTGCGTCTGCCGCAGATGCTTATTCGCAGACAATTTCAAGTACCAACGAAGGAAGCTCCTGGACGGCCCTACCTCAGCAAGTAGCCGGGTTTAGTTTAATGGTTTGGTATACCTGCAACGCTGTAGGGGGGGCCAATTCTGTCACTGTTTCTGGACTCGGCGGGAATGCTACCGCTATTGCTATTGCTGAAATATCCGGGAATCCCACGTCAGCCTGTCTTGACCTAAGTGTTAAAGATGGCGGATACCCGCGTTCTACTTTAAGCGTCACAACCGCTGGTACTGCAGGACAAGCAACGGAGCAAGTAATTGCCTTCGGGAGTACCGCCAATGGCTTTTATTCTGGAGGATTTCTCGCCTCACCCCCGCCTCTGTCTCCCGGACCTGGATATCTACTGGTAAACAGTGCCTTAGACATGAGCGACAATCCCGGCTTATATTTGCCTGTCTATACTCTTTCGACGAATACCGGATTGAGTGGGACTCAAACAGCAGCGATAACCTGGAATCCGGCTTCCACAGGACATCTGGATAATACACAATCAGGTTTGTCGCTTTACCTTCTAACTTTCAAATTAAATACGTCTAACAGTAGTATTCCTCCAGTTTTCGGCCCTCTTGTTGCTGCGGATATGCCCGCGCATACTCCGATAGCTGCTTTTGTGTCTACTTCTACGGCACAAACAACAGCCTTGACAGCATCATCAATGACGACAGTGGGTTCTGTGGCAGCCCTCTATGAATTCAAGGGTGAAATCAACTGCACCACGTCAAACGCCACGGCGACTGCAATTCTCACGGTCGGCTATACCGATACCTCAAACACAGCGCAAACCCCATCGGTAACAGCGGCATGTACAACGCTTGGCACGCTTTCCGTGGGAAATCTTGACCTGCTTATTCGGGCGAAAACGAATACGACAATCACTTACGGCGTGGCCGTCGCAAACTCGCCCACTTACGATGTTGATGTTAGACTAGAACAATTACCTTAAGGAGAATTCATATGTCAGCAATCACAGTCAACAAACTCGTTAACGATCAGCTTCTCATCAGCGACCTTATTGTGTTGGACAAAGATGGGAAGTCTGCGCAGGATGTCACAACCAAACTGAATATCGTTTCTGGACCTGCTGGAGGGCTTGGCCCGCTCATTATGACAATGAGCGGATTAGTTTCCGTCTGCACCGTTGCGGGGGCATATCAAATTACGCTGACATCGACCAATTCCGCAGGCTCGATCACCTCGGACGCGGCGGGAGATACTGATGGGACGGTTGATGCAATCATTGTGGTTATTCCTGCTCCAGCTTCTCAGACCTTCAAACTCTCGTAAGGTCAAGGCGCCAAAGAAGCAAAGCTGGCGGTACTCATAGGAGAGGTCTACTTTGAAGCGAACGATTCTCATTCTGGCGATGCTCTTGTGGGCGGGGACGCTGCACGCAACCCAATACTTTATCGACTTCGCCACGGGTGCCGACACCAACAACGGCACCGCGAAGGGTACGCCGTGGAAGCGCGCGCCGGGGATGACAGGCTGCGCTAACAACTGCGCCACCTATTCGCATTCGGCGGGCGACCAGTTCATCTTCAAGGGCGGGGTGACGTGGGATTCGACCATCGCGCAGTGGGCCATCTCGAACAGCGGGACCAACGGCAATAATGACTACTATGGGGTGGACAAAACGTGGTACGCAGGCGGCTCTTGGGTGCAACCTATCTTCGATGGAGGAAGCAAGAACCCTCCCGATGTGCAATATGGGTACTTTTTCATTGAAGGAAACTACATAACCCTCGACAACCTCAAGCTCCAGAACATCGGGACGGCAGGGGTGAGCCCCGGAAATTACGCTGTCTGGATTGAAAATCATCATGACATCCTTATCGAGAATATGAGTTTTGCCACGGAAAGCTGGCTCAGCATTTATCTCAGCCAGCAGAACTCGGGAACTATCTCCAACTTTGAATTCAAGAACAACGACTTTACGAAATGCTCCATGGGGGTCGCCGGGGCTGTGACTGTAACAGGAGCGGTCATCAGCAACCTTCTCATCCATGATAATTGGTTTCACGATTTCCACGACCAGCTTGCCAGTAGCCAGCATGGAAACGGCGTCTATCTGTGGTCTTCGTCAGGCACCGATGCGACTGAGTATTTCGATCAGGTGAGCATCTATAACAATTCGTTCTATGGGGATTTCTCGTCTTACACTCCAGGAGACAGTGCGTCACACATGAGTTCCTTCATCTGGCCCGGAGCGACGGCGGCTGGCACGGCCTACGTTTACAACAATCATATTACCTACTCTGCAGCGAATAACATCGGAGGCGCATTCCTGGCAGGTGGGACTTTCAGCGGCTTCACTCCCACCGGCAGTGTCTATCTGTACAACAATTCGATGATTCTTGACGCGAACACAAACTACTTTCTCTATTCCAACGGGGTCGGAACGCTCACCGTCGAGAACAATGCCATCGTGGGGAGCAGCACCTATGCCTATACGGTGGGGGCCACGGTTCCGGTGACCACGTTCATCAGTGATTACAACGACTTCTACAACTGGACGGGTGGGTCAAGCTTCGCTGTTGTCGGCGCGAGTAATTATACCTACACGCAGTTCAAGGCAATCCCGCAAGAGGCGCATGGCCTCAATACCTCGCCACTTTTCGTGTCATCGACCGACTTGCACTTGCAGGCGGGTTCGCCGCTCATCGGCCAAGGGGTAAATCTCTCGGCAGTGTTTACAACCGACGCAGCCGGGGCAGTCCGCACGGTGCCTTGGGACATGGGAGCCTATATCCCTGGCGTTACGCCACCTCAAGCGCCGCTGATGATTAACCTGTTGAATCAGTAGTTTCAAGGAGGGCAACTTGCCCACAGAGGACGGTGAGGCCATTGACATCACAACACCTCCGGGCAAAAACGAAGGTCCTGGCTTTGGCACTGGCGTTAAGTTGCTATGGTGCAGCCCGACCGGGATTTGCCCAGATTGTCCCGCGCAGGGGCGTGGTACTGCACGCGGGATAGAGAAATCCACGTGATAAATGGAGGCACGATGAAGAATCTAGCTCTGTTGATTGGGCTTATCATATCGAGCGTGGTCTGGACCTGCGCTCAGACTCCGCATGGTGTCCTGGTGACGTGGACGAATCCCTCCATTCCGACTGGGGGCGCAGCGCTTGCGGGGCTCAACCTTTTCCGAGCGGTGCAGACGGCTGGCGTCTGTGGCACCTTCACGCAGTTGAACGCGAACCCAATTCCTGGGAGTTCATATCTTGACCCGGCGGCGGGACTGTCACTCACAACCAGCTACTGCTATTCCGCCACCGAGCAGGATATCAATGGGAACATGGGGGCACCAGGAACAGGAACCATTACAACCCCGGTGGCATGGCCCGTCAACCCCGGAGCCTCGGCG